TCAAATATGGTTAAGGGCTTGTGCATTTGAGGCTCCATTAATTAAGTACGCCTCAGCCCAGTCCTTCATCTGATGGTCCTTGTCAAACCATCCGCAGCTATCCTCTTTAGTGTGCAGCCACGGTGCGCTGAAGTCAGAATCGAATAGATTCCAATGCCATAGGTCCATGCCGTAGGTTTCACACATTTCAAGCAGAAGCTTATAGGCTAGGGCACCTCTGGCGATTAGTTTTGCATCAGGTTCGGACCCAACAAATACGGAGGTTTCTAGGGCCATTTTTACGTCAGTCCGTTGGCAGGACTTGTGAATGGTTGCTAGGTTTTTGCTCATTAATTCCAGCCCTGCAACCTTCAGTCTGGTGATTGCTCCATCAGCTATTTTTTCAGATATGAACGCCTCTAATAGTTCAAGCCATCCATGAGGTGTATCTGGCTGTCTGCCTTTGAGCCAGCTTTTACTGATCGGGACCAGTCGTCCAAGGTGCTTTATGAATTGTGTGGTCTGCTTTCCAGGTCGTAGATCCACATAGTCGACTAACACGAGCCCCTGAAAGTTTGGGGCAGCTGCCTTGAGTTCGTAAATCCAGTCGGGCAACCCCTTGGATACGAATGCAGAGTTTAGTCCATACTCGCCGATCCATAACTCCAAGTGTGGGTACCGTTCTGCTATGGCCTCATAAAGATTTACGATCCGCATCCCGCGCTTGGTTAGGAGTTCATTGGCTATCGTCCACCGTTGATATTTATCGGCGTACTTGTCGAGAACCCGAAAGCACATCTCTTCTAAGTGTGGCTCCTGCTGTTGCCATAGAGCCCCCGAACCTTTTGCAATGATAGGGTGAATGTGGGTGGGATGCCCGTCGGAGAGTGACGATAATCTTTCTTCTATCCGGCTAAAGTTTGGATTGCTGTAATCCCCGTCTGGATACACAAAATTAGCCCAAGCCGTACACGATACGGCCCCTATCCCCAGGGCTTTTATGATCTCCTGGGATTTTGGCGTTTTGGGATAGCGGGTCCAAATTTTAGTCATCAGAATTGAGGGTCGTCGCAAGTGCATGTATACGCGTTCGGCGGATTGAAAATCTCCGGGTCGGCACAACTGGGCCACCAATAAACAGGGCCACCACTGCAAATGTCCGGCGGTGGTTCGTCGGGTTCGTCTCCCTCGTCGCAACAGAATCCCTTTATCCAGTCAGTGCCATCCCAAAACCAGTGGTATCGAGGGACTTGCAAGATGTCGCCTACTACCAGTGAATCCACCTGGCTGGTTGGCGGGGTGGTGGTAAATACCTTTGTGGCGGTTGGTTCCCACTGGACTTGGGGATTACCTGAACTAAATGAAGGATCTCCAAAAACGATTTCACGTAGAACCCATTGCCGATCTAGGACGGTATTGTGCCAGAAGTCATTGGGAGAGTATCCGTTAATAACTGGATTGCTTCTATCGATCGGGACGCTATGGCCGCCAGGGGGTTCATCTTCAGAGAAGTTAATTTCGATGCCGCCACCAGTCTCTATCTCTAACCAAGTTTCGGGATCTGTCGCCGTGGCCTGAGCATGAACGAAAAGTTTCCCAGGCGCTAACCGATCTCCCGTATACAGCAGCTGGTTGTCGTATCTCTGAAATGCGCGATTGATGCCATCATTATCAACGCCGTTGGGGTTGTTTTCAGGATTCGTTCCATCTCCCTTGAAAAATAGAACCCCTCTACGATTTGAGATCGCCTGGATCATCTGCTGCATATCACGCAGCATATCTCTCAGTTCTTGGTCGCTAGCAGCATCAATCCGTGACCCTAATCCCCCACTGAGCAGATCAAGCGGTTCGCCAATACTGCCTCGGGATGTTTTTGATCGAGTTCTCCCAGGGATTGACCCCGCAGCCCCCAGAGTTCTCACGCGATAGCCGTCCCCGCCATAAGTTGGGTCGCGTTGGTTTAGTCTCCTGAGCTCTAGGGCCTCACGAGTGTCTTGGCGTCTGGCTAGGTTGGATGTTCTGGCGCGATCGCGGGCTGTCATCAGGATGCAGGTTGGGTATAATTCCCACTGTTGAGAGTATAGTCTTCCCCACTAGTGATATTGGTTGAGCTAGCCAGCTCCTGTGAGTAGGCAGTCGTCGTGTACGAGAAAGAATTGAAATTGTAGCTTTGCCCAGCTTCAAAACTGATCGGACTGGGCAACGCCCAGCTATCAACAACACTGCCATCACGATCCTTGATCCGAAAATGAGTGCCCGACCCTGTGGCTGAAGCTGTCGCTGATTTCGGGAAGCCGTTCGCGGTTGCTGTCCCACCCGACGATGTGCCAAAGGCTGTGGTGTTTAAGTTGTAGGTGATGTAGATGGCGGAGAAATCGGAATTCCCAATCTCAACCGTTGCGGTTCCTGCACCAGCATTAACCAAGGCAAGAATCGCATCTATCGTCTCGTCAATTCCGTCCACGACATTGCCATCCCTATCTTTTAGCCGTTGATGGGTCGCGGTCCCTGTTGCTGTGGCAGTGCCCGTGATTGGGGTGCCATTGAAATTTGCAATCCCTCCCGCTGCGGCGGCGAAAGCTTCAGGGGTATCAAGATCGAAAGCAACCAACACCGTCGTGAATGAGGCGTCATCTCCTAGTTCTAGGGTGCCAGTACCTGCCCCTGCATCAATGAGATCGGCGAAGGCATTAGACCCGGCGTTTATGGCAGTGGTGGATAGTGGCATTTTCAGGTCTCCTAAATTACAAAACAGATTTCAATGCGTTCCACGCATTTGTAAGCGTTGCAACATTTACATTGCCACTACCAAAGGCAATAAATGCATAATCGGCAGGGCGTATTCTAATAGCTGACCCATTATTTGAATATGCGCCAACATATAAATTGGTGTTGGGGACTCCCGTTGACGGGATACTCTCGGTCCCTATAGATGTCGCGCTTTGATAAGCAGTTGTCAGCGTTGCACTGGTTCGCTGAATTGTGAAGATTCCAGCATCAGCAGCCCCAAACGTAGAATTTCCCCCAGTAGAGTTGAGTCGATGGAAGTTCCTTGTCGCGGTGGTTTTCGTTGTTAAAAACACCTCAGGCGCGGTTGATGTTGATGCTCGTCCGCCAATATCAGCCTGAATAGTTCCGCCATTTGCACCAGCAAAATCATACGAGATTGTTGCTGAATCCTGCTGATATTTTGTTGCTAAGACCGGGTTGAATCCGCTGTCCAGATACCCCCCCGATCCAGTCGTGAATCCGATGCCAGCAGTGAAAGTTGCCCCGTTGTTAGTGATCACACTAGTAGCCAACTTGAGGCTAATCAAGGCATCAGACTCAGCCTGCATTTTGAATATTACGATCTCGTCAAGCTCATCCCAGTTTGTGTTTGCTTTAAGATCAACAAAGAATTGATTTATTGCGTCTTGCTGAATTTGAGAATAACTCCCCGATAATGCGGCGATGTAGGCTGCTGCATCTGGATCTGCACTGTTGCTTGCAATATCAGATGTCAGTTGCCCTTGAGGAATTGTTGCAGCAATGCCAAACGATGGAGAAAACGCCGTGTTCAGCCTTCCTGGTGGAATGGTTGCAGTAATGCTGAAGCTCGATTGAATGATCTCTGCACTCAATTGCCCTGCTGGGATGGATGCCGCAATGAGTATCGGTGCTTGAATCTGCGTGCTCAACTGCCCCGCTGGAATTGTGGCGGAGATACTAAACGAGGAAACAATCGTGGTGTTTAGTTGCCCCCCTGGAATTGTCGCGACGACGCTGAACCCGGTTGTGAGACTGATCGTCAGTCGTCCTGGTGGGATGGATGCCGCAACGCTAAAGCTGGATTGAATGATCGCTGTGTTCAGCCGTCCTGCTGGAATGTTGGCGGCAATATTGATCGTCTTAGCATAGCCTCCATCAATCCAGATGCCAAAACAAAAAGCCTCGGATCTAGCCGCTTGAAATTCAAATGAGAGGGAATCTGCCAAATACTCATACGTGCTGCCATCCACATCCACCACATTTATCTGTGCCAGTGGTGGTGCCTGGAGCAGAGCATCAGTGATAGCCAGTCCGATCTCGTAGGATCGCTCACGGCCAATGATTAAATCCCTGTGCTTAATGGCTAAGGATTCCATCTGCCCCACACTAAACCCAAACCCATCAGCCACCGTGAATAGCCGCTCTTTCTCTACTCCACTCGGGCCGCCTGGGGCGATGTAGGCGGCAGAGCCCTCAAATTCAGCGGGATCTTCGTCAATCCCTGCATCGAAAAAGGTTGTTTCAAAGGGCTTGTTGGGGGTGTTGCGGTTGTACTTCCGGGTTTTAGTGCTGAGTGCTGTTGGCTTGGCTAGATCCCTGTCAATGTTCGAGCGAAGCCTGATAAGGGGCTCTTTGGTTTTGTCTGCGCGGTCAAACTTGCCTGTTGCGTGTGGAGTCCATGAAAAATCCAGATCTTCTACAGTGATGGCTTCCCATGGATCTGTTGTGTTTTCGTCAAGGACAATAGCCGCTTGGGTCTTTAGGAACTGGTAGCGCTCCATGGGTTCGTCAGCCCCATAACTGATATCTTCCTGCTCACGCTCAATCGTGCGCATATTGAAGACTTCGTCATTTGGGTCTAAGGTCTTGCCGTTTTGCAGCTTAGTCCGAATGCATTGGGTGAGTCGTGCTGTTGTAGGATCAATCTTTCCAGATTCAAAATAAAATGTTTCGGTTTCGTCGCTAAACTCCCGTAACTGGCTGGGGATAGTTGGATTCTGAAACATCAATGCTTCAGCCTTGAATACTTGCGCCCGCTTCGTTTTTATGGGATTTGCGCCAGTACTGAAACTTTCAGTCGTAATGGTTCGTACAGCTACGCCTTCACCAAAGCTATTAGGGCTAAGGTCATTAAAATTTATCGTCTCATCCTGAATATCCACAGAAGGATTCTCAATCGTCCCCAACGCAAAACCCGTGCCCGCCAATTTGGTCACCTCAGCCGGTCGCTCTTCTCCATCTGCTGGCTCATAGATGATGTCATTCTCACCTACAGTAACGGTCGCGATTGGCGTTCCTGAAGTCAAAGCAAACTCCCGATCAACAATAGTCCCGTTGATGTCCTGATAGAGGTAATGCCAATCGTTGGCGTAAGCCAGATCCGCTGCCTGTTCCAGAAAGCTATTCTGTCTTTTACCCACGGGTCGATCCATGGAGTAGGGCCAGGTGCTCAGATTCACCCCAGCATCGATGCTACTGGCCTGGATTAATCGGGTAGCCACTGCATTACAGGGCTCAGCCTGCCCGTATATAATCCCAGAGCGATCGTCCTCAAACTGCGACTGGTTGCCCCATTGGATTTTGCAGCCGACATCCAAAACAAGGTTGCCATTGGTGCGGGGGCGTTTTGGGGTTCTCAAGATTTTTAGTCGTGAAAACCACGTATCGATCCAGGCAGTATTGGCATCGTTCCGAGCCTGGATGTAGATGTCTTGCCCAGGGTTCCAACGCACTGGATTGATGGCGGGGTCAATACTTTCGGGGGGGGTGATTATGCCTCCCTTAATCTCCAGGGTGCCCGTGGTGGGGATTTTGCCAGGGTCGCGATCGTCGCTCAGGCCAGCTCTGCCGATTGACAACACAGACCAGTGGCTTGACCAGTCTTGGAGATCGGGGCCGATCAGGATGCGGAGGGGGCGGGCTGAGGCGTTGGCAATCATGCGGGGAATATTGCCCCCTCTCGTAACTGAATGGTGAATCCCTCACCAATTTGAAACTCAGGGGGTCGCTCAAACCCTGCATAGAACTTGGCATAGTACTTAATGCGTCCGGCAGTCGTGGCTATTTCGGCGGCTCCTGTTGCGAGTGCTCGGGTGCGTGGAGACGATTCAAAGAAATACTGAGATCCATCTTCCAATTCCATCAGCGGATTGTTGCCCGCTCTGCGTTGTTCATCGTATTCAGCCCAAAGGTTTCTAACTGCATCCGGTAGGCTTGGCTGGTATTGGTAAATAACATCTGTGGCAACGGAAAACGTCCATAGGTGTTTTGGATGATTCGCCGTCCCATCGACCGCCACACCTCCTTCAGCAGAATAGGTGATGGTGCCCGCTTGTTCAGGGCTAATACTTCGAGGTAAGACTCCATCTTCAAAGATGAATCCCTCAAAGCGAACTGTGATACTGCCTAGCTTTAGCTGTAGGTAAGGATTCGCCATCACAACCCCCTCAGCTGCCAACGGGCTTTTTCGAACAACTGATCTTTTTGGAGTTGACCAGAGTCTGTCGCTAAGTTCTGAGATAGTGCTTCAAGCAATGGCATCACCTCACGGATGCGTCCTACTTGTTGGCGAAGTTGGCGGATCTCATCTGCGATCGCAGCATCGTTGTCACCACCCCTGGTGATTTGATTGGGAGTCGCTAGTATTCGTTTTGTCTGTTCTGGGCTGTAAATCTTACCCTGAGGTGGATTGGGTAAAACGGTGGGTTCGGCAAACAAGAATGGCTTGCCGCCAAACACCCCCAATTCAGGTCCAATGTGTGGCGCTTCACCAACCAGGAAGGACGACCCAGGGCCGACGGGACCACCATGACGACGGGCGGTTAGTGCCTGGGGTCTGGCGGCTGATAATATGCGGGCGACTTCGTTGGCGGCATTAATATCTAGCTGGCGCTGATTTGCTGCAAATGCGGCTCGATCTTGCTGTAATCCTGTTTCGGCTTCTTGGCGGCGGAGAGATAGTTCATCTTCTAGTGTGCGGCGATCGTTGGCTACTTGGGCTTCTAATTGCTCTCGGCGCTGCTGCTGTTGCTGCTCCAATAACTCTCGCTGCTGGGACAGCCTCAGCTCTTGCTCCTCACGCTGCTGAGCCAGTCGCTCTTGAGCCTCAGCCTGGCGAGCCTCTACCTTTTCCTGAACAGCCTCTTGTTGGGCCGCCAGCCTATCAACTTCAGCCTGTTGATCGTCATCAAATTGCTGGCGGGCTTGGTCGATGGGGCTCACTGGGTCCCCACGACGGCGACGCTCTCGGCCAGTAATTTGGTCAGATCTCCGTAACGCCTTCTCTTCTAGTTCACTACGGCGTTTAGCCTGGGCGTCTTCGTTGGCAAACTGTTCCTCTAGCCGATTGCGCTCTTCACTGTCAGCAGCTTGTTCTAATTGCAGCTGCCGATCCACAAAACGTTCAACCGCTGATAGTTTTTGATCGTTCGCTTCCTTCTCAAGCCGCTGCTGATCAGCCAGTGCTTTCTTTTGGGCATCAAATCGTTTTTTGAGTGCTTTGTCCTCAACTTCCTGCTGCTTTTTAAGTTGTTCTTCTCTAAATTCAAATTCATCTTTCAGCAGTTTTTGCCGTTCTTCAAATGCCTGCTTCTCTGCATCAATCTGAGTATCTAGCTGTTTTTGCAATGCATTGGACTGCTCTTCGAATGCACGATTAGCGGCTTCATTAAATTCGCCAAATGCCCTGACTGCCTCATCACGCCGTCTATCTTCAGCTTCTTTTTGGGCCTGAATCTGAGCTTCTAATTGCTGCCTTACTAACTGAGTACGTTGAGCTTCAATTTCAGCTTTCTTCTCAGCCGCTTTCTCGGCTTCTAAAACACCATCGGCTTCGAGTTGAATGATCTCATCTAGTTCTTTGCGTTTTTGGGCAACCCGTTCTTCAGCAGCCTTGGCCTCAATCTCTCGGATGCGTTGGGCCGCCGTATCCTCATCCAAGCCGTTAAGCTGTTGTTCCAGTACTGCATTAATTGCCTCAGCTTCAGATTGATTGATGCGTGCGCTGGCAGCTTTGACGGCGGCTTCAACGGCTGCTATTCGATTTTCAGCGGACTCCTGCTTGGCTTGCTCATTTTCTTGGAATGACTCTAGGTCTTGCTGGCGCAACTCGTCTGTTTTTCGTAGTCGATCTTGCTCGACCTGTAAAAGTTCATTGGCCGATTCAATCTGACTATTTAGAGCCTTCTCAGCTGCTTCTGTTTCTTTGATTTGGTTTTCTAGCGCGCCTCGTTGAGCGTCATTAATTCCTCTCCCAAAGCCCAAAACTCCACCGCTACCAGTAGGCACTTCTGACAGTTGCCGTTCTAGTTCGCGTTGCTGTTCGGCCAATGCCTTTTTCTCCTGCTCAGCTAATTTGATGCGCTGACGTAGAGCTTGTTGATCAATGTCTAGACCCTTAGCCCGTTCTTCGTTGGCGGCGGCAATAGCATTCTTTAGCCGCTGAGCTGCCTGTATGCCGGATTCTCCCAAGGTATTTGTAGCGTTTGCTAAAGCCTCAATAGCATCATTGAATTCACGCGCTGCCTTTGTCTGCCGAATGAATTGAATTGCAGCTATACCAGCCGCCAAAATAGCGATAGGTGCCACAACGGCGACAGCAGTAGCTGTTAATGCACTCAGACTGGCGGTAAGTCCACCAATGCTAGTGGCGACAGCCGTAAAATTGCCTGTTACAGAAGCCGCAGCTAAGGCCTTGCTTGTTGAAATTACCCCAACGGCAGCCGTCGAAGCTGCGGCACCTAGACCACTCAGGACAGGGATTAAAGCAGATATTGAGTTAAAAATGTTAACCGCAACAATTGACTTAAACGCCACATCCACTAAGAAAGCATTGTCACTAACTCGTTCTAAAAGTTCAGCGACAGGGCGCAGAATATCGACGACTACGCTTAAAGCTCCAATCAATAAGTCAGACTGACCCGCTAAACCTGCGAATAAATTCTGAGCGATCCCAGCAATGGGTCGTCCAATTTCGCTAAGTTTGCTTATGACCTGGCCAACCACTTCGAATACGCGATTGAAGCCACTAGCAAACCCATCCACAAAGTTGCTAAGTGCATCAGGGTTGTTTTGGATGAAGGTAGTAAACCCATCAATCACAGAAGCCAACGCGCCTTGGATCGTGTCGGCAACGCGAACAAAGGCGCGCCCTAGTCCGTCTACTGGCCCCTCTCCATCTCTTAATTGACCCAGTAGATTAGACAAACTTGTACCGCTGATTGCGATAAAAAACCGTTCGACCGATTCAGTCAAAGGATCAAACAAACCTCCAGCGGCGGCCTCCGTTACTGTGTTTAACGCGACAGTTAAACTCCGAATTAAGGCTTCTACTCCAGGGCCTAGCGCTTTGCCAAAGGCTCCTGCCAATGTTTGGATAGTCCCGCCCAGACGGTTGACCGCTGCGCCTATGCCTTGATTTAGATCACGCTGCAGTTGCTTAGCTACACCCTCTGAGTCCTCCCGTAGTCCATCGTAGGTAGATCTAACAGTGTCAAGCTGCTCCAGGATAAGAGCAATCTCAGAGGCGCTACGTCGGTCAAAAACTTGCTGAAGGAATCTCAGTCGCTCTTCCTGAGGCAGATCTTCAATTCGCCCTTTCAGATCTTCAAGAACATCCAGGATAGGTAGTGCCTCGCCCGCAGAGTCAAACAAAGTGATACCCAATTTATCAATGATCTCAGTGGCACGCTCTGCTGGGGGCAGCAGTTTAGCCACAGCATTTCGGGTAGCGGTCGCTGCAACTTCAGGCCCACTGGCAGATCTAAATCCAGAGAACAGGGCCAATAAAGACTCTAAGTCCTGGCCAGCTGCCCGAAATGCACCCCCAGCCTTACCAAAGGCTTGCTCTACATCGGTTGCTGTGGTCACCGCTGTACTCGAAGTGAGTAGGGCCAGCTTATCGGCAAACTCTTCTGAGGATTCACCAAACACATTGGCGGCTAGCTGGAATGATTTAGCGGTCTTGTCGATATCCGTAAAGCCGGTAGCTTCTAAGGCTGTAACGACTCCATCAACGTTGTTGGCGGCTTGGTTTGCTGTTGCCCCCAGCTCAATCATGCGGGTCGCAATCTGGGCTACCTGAGCCGGAGTCTTGCTGGTTTCAATGCCGATGCGTTCAGCCTCATCAGCGACCTTAGCAGAGACCCTGGCTAACTCTTCTGCACTTTCAACCGAGCTGCGGGCTTTAGCCTCAAAATTTACCAGCCCTGCTTCTACGTCAGAAAATGCCGCGATCGCACCTCCACCCAATCGGATTGGTGCAGACAGGGCAGCCGTGAGTGCCGTGGTGATCGTCTGGAATATTTCTTGCCCGATCCCTTGAAAAATGCCAGCTAGGATGTTCCGCCCTCGACTCCCAGCATCACTAATGCTGCGCTCAAACTCACGGCTGTTAACCCGTGGCAGTCGAAACTGACTGGAACCAAATTCACGCTTAAACTCTCGGGTATCAGCGCGGGCTGCCCTAAGATCCTGGCGGTACTGTTCTTTATTAAGGCGCAGTGTTGTGGAGACCGGCTTACCTAGGTCTTTTTTCTGCTCCTTGACCGCTTTGGTCGCTCTAAAAAACTGACTGGCGTTGGCCCTTAATTCTGTGGTAGCCGTCCCACGAAACTTTTTCTTCTCAGATTCTATCCGCTTGGTGGTGCGGAAATACTGGCCAGCATCAGCTCTAAGCCTAACCGTGACATCTCTGACAACAGACTTCTTGGCCTGTTCTGCTCGCTTCAGCCCCGAGAAAAACTTATTGGCATTCAGTCTTAACTCAGTGGTAGCCGTGGACCGAATATCTTTCTTGGTCTGCTCAATACGCTTAGCTGCCTTGAAATACTGGGTAGCATTGGCCCGAATATTGACGGTGACATCCTTGGTTACCGTTTTGCGGGCACGCTCAACCTGCTGAATACCTTTGAAAAACTTATTGGCGTTGAGTTTGAATTCGGTAGTAGCGGCTGACCGAAAATCTTGCTTCGCCTTCTCAGCTCGCTTGACCGCTCTAAAAAACTGAGTCGCATTTGCACGGATCTCTACCGTGATAGTTTTAGACAGCGTTTTGCGAGCCTCATTGGCTGCCTTGATGGCCCTAAAGAATTTGGCAGCGTTGGCATTGAGTGTAGTGGTAGCGGCAGATCGGAAATCCTTTTTTGCAGACTCAGCCAGTTTAATGGCTCTAAAAAACTTACGAGCATCTGCTTGTAGCACTACCGTAGATGTCCCTGCTAATCGCTTGCGGGCGGCTTCTGCTCGTTCTAAAACACTCAGCAGGCTGCCTTCATTCCTGGGTTTAAAGTTAACAACGACGTCGGTTGAGGCCCGTTTTTTGGCAGCCTCAACGTTGCGGAATACCTTGAAGAACTGATCTGCCTTGGCCCTGAAGTTGGCACTAACTGGCTTACGTAGTCGTGTTGTTGCTTTGTCAATACTGTTGAGCGTGAGTTGAAGGGCACGATCGTTGGCAGTGAATGTGACCGCGACTGGCTTCCTAAGCCTAGCAATGGCCTTGGTCGCGTTATTGACCGCGTTGAAGAGCCCCTGAATCTCAACCCCAATTTTGACCTTAATGGGCTTGTCAATATTCCGGCGAGCTGCCCGAATTTCCTTAACAGCCGCTAGGAACTGACTATTGTCAGCCGTGAAAGTAGTGTTTTGGGTTTTTTTGAACTCACGTCGAGCATTCTCGGCAATCTCCAATGCCCCACGGATCTGATTGGTATTGACCCTGAACTCAGCCGTAATAACCCGGTCTAACCGATTCTTGACCCGTTCCGCCTGCTCAAAGGCGGCCAAAAAGTTTTTAGTGTCTGCCCGGAGTACAGATACAAACTCTCGGTCCATTGCCTCTGCCTTTTTGCGAGCTTCAGCAATGCCTTTGTTATAGGCTTTGTCGTTGAGTTTTAGATCTAGGGTTAATTCGCCTAGGCTAGTCATGCCTTGAGTCTCGCTCTAGCGGCGGCTTCTGCGCGTGGGTTAAGTTCTCCAGCATCGACCAATTCTTGGAGAACAGCTAAGGTGTCAGCGGCTACAGGCTGTTCAGTTGCCCAGGGAAGGAAATCTTGAGGCTTCCAGTCTTTGCCATGGGTAGCTGCAAAGGATGCGATCGCAAATTGAGCACGGTTTTGGGTTGCAGTGTCACGGCGACGCATCTCTTCAACAAAGTCATGCACCATTTGAATGGGTAGGGTAGCAATGCTGTCCCAATGCCATAGCGAATCAGAGATCCTTAGCTCACAGAGGACAAGGTAGAGCCCCCAGAAATACTCGTCAAAACGGGCTCTGTTTTCTCTGGCTTGCTGGACTCGGATGCTGGCTTTTTTATGGCATCCTCAGGCAACTCTTCGGGCTCTGGTTCTGGGCGTTTGCCATCGAACAATTCATTCATGGCATAGTCTGCAATTTCTTCAATGATGCTGCCAGGGAGCATATCTGTAATGGCGTTAATCACCTTCCAGCGTCCCTCGGACCCAAGGAACTTGCTAGGTTTTTGGGACTGCAACCCTTCCCAGTCGGCATTAGGAAACTCAATCAAGTAGGTCTCTTCAAGCCGTTCTTTGTGGTTAACCACCCACTCCAGAGATAGTCGAGAGCACAGAATCATACCCGCCATATCCCGACTGGCAGACTGATTGGACCGCTTCGCCTCGTCTTCTAGCCGAGCAATATCAGGAAGCCATTTAGTCAGCTTACCCATAGCCTCGGTGTCATTGGCAGAAGACCTGACAATCAAAGTAGTGACTACTTCTAGCGGTTCATTGAGAGACACCGCAATTTGCTCTGCTAGCTTCTTGAGCAATTCGACCTTGCCCGCTTCAGACTGGAACCGGTCAAAGTACCAATCTCGTTCCAGTTTATTGAATCCTGGGCGGGCTTGTTTTCGCAGGTTTTCTAAAAACTCATTGTTCATTGGCTAAGAAAAAATCAATAGTGTCGTTGGCTTCAAACAACTCCCCACCACTGGGGTCTTGCTGCATGAATTCGGGAATGCTTACCTGATGCCGTTGGCCACTTCCCTCTAGCAATTCTGTGGGACCGAGCAGGCCAAGTGAATAGACCCAGCCTGCTTTGATTAATCCATTTTCAATCACAGAATTGACCAGAGTTAGACGGGGAGACTGCAATAGCTTTATCGAGTCCATGACTCAAACAGCGCTCCCTTGTTGGCGGTGAATGTCAGGTTATAGCCCTTGACTTCATCTGCTGCGGCTGTCCCTCCAGAGTCGGTTAGCGAGCCCGCATCACGATCTCTATCCCCATCGTTGCCCACATACTCTGCATAAATGCCATAAGCTAAAAAGTCTGGGTCAACTAGATACGGCTTAGCGACCTCACGCCAACCGCTGTTACCTGCAAACTTCTGCCCGTCAATTGCCAAAGAGAACGAAGTTGTACCGCGCAATGTGGTGCGGAACTTCATGTTTGTCACTTCAGAAGACGCTACAGCAGGTGATGGGTTGACGGTCGCAACACCTAGCAGCTGACGCATTTGATACGTATTACGAGAACTGACCGGGCCAGCCATAGGATAGGCCACGCCAGTCACCGGCACAGCCACCCCGGCAGAGGTGAGAGTTACAAACTGAGTCGTAGGACTTAGTCGAACAATGTTGTAGACGACAATAGCTGCGTCATCGGCAGGCGCTGCTTTAAGTGCGGGGTAAATGCGAATTGTGTATTCTGCTGCCCCTGCAATTCGTTCTACAACCTGGTAAAGTTGCGTGTCTCCAGCAATAGTAAAATAATTACCAGTCGCGATTAAATTTGCAGGTAACGCGCCAGGACCTCCGCCATCATCTACATCAAGGCTGTAGTCGCCAACCACAAAGCCAGCACCATCAACAGCTAACGTCGTATCAGCAGGGAACCAAATTTCAGAATCAGATTCTAGCTCAACCTTGTCTGATGCGCCTGCTTCTACACCATCAACTGACGTTAGTGAAAGTGTTAGCGAACCAGCCCCCGCCGTTGCAGCATTGTCTGAGTCAATTACATAGGCTGTTGGCAAAGTTTGCCCAGGCAGGATAAGCGCAAGACTTACCCTGTCATTTGTCGTTAGCGATACCTGTGAAGGTAGTGTCATTTTCAGGGACTCCTTTGGTGTTAGTCAGTGGGGATAGATTTAGCGGAAATACCCATATGCCTTTGAGGTTGTGGGCGACCATTAATAAGTTTGTATTCGCTTACGCCGTGGGCATCTTTAGGCGCTGCCTTGCTAGCGGCTTCATGGGAATCAAATCGTTTGGCTTCAGCTAAAAACTCTGTACTTCCTTTGGCCCCAAGGAATGCTAACTTTGATGCTCGAACAACGTAGAAAATGTCACTCATAACTAGGTAGGTACATAAACAACTGAATTGATAACTTGAGCAGTCCGCACGTAATAACGACATTGCTCATAGGTTTGGGTACTAGCAGGGAGATAAGATCGAGGGCGAGCTGAAATAAGGCGAGCATCCGCATCAATCACAGTCATCGCGTGAGAAAGCTTGGTGTCATTGAGATAGTTGACCAATTCAATTTGGTAAACCGGCTCTCGATACTTCTGCCCACCACTCATTGATCTGGGCTCACCTTCAGCCACACGGAAAATGATGCATTCCAGTTCTGATTGGCTGGCGGTATCAGCTTTAGGCTTACCTTTTAGCTTGGGTTCGGGCGGAACAATATGAATCCTGGGGCTGCCATCCTCCCATTCCCCCAGATGCGATTGGAGAATGTTGGCCAGGTGCTCACTCAATTCAACTGCATCAGCGAAATTTGCACTCATGGCAAAAACCTCACTGGCTGCTGAGACCGTTTAAGCTCACCTGTGTCAATAATGTTTCTAGGCGATGTCACTGTTTCGCCATTGCGACGTCTAGTAGATCTGGGGGGCCAAGCCCACTTATAGCCAAAAGCGGCTTTGATCTCTTTCTGGCCCTGTTGTGCTGTCGCCCTGAAGGCACGTGCAAAACTACCTGTTTCTCGATAGGCGTCAGCAAAGAATTCAACAGCCTTAAAATCATCATCAAAGCCAAAGTTGCCCGCGATCGCATTCAGCATAAACTTGCGCCCAGGGATGCGCGTACCGCCCCGCAGCACAGCACCCTCATGCACAATCAATGCATAGTCAGCCGTGTTCGCGTACTGAGCCGTTTTGTTGTCTGGCAATTTTGGCGGCTTCCACTTGAGAGTCACAGGCAAGGAATGGACCTACGCCTACAATCTTGCAGATGTGCAAGCTAAAATAGGGCATTCCTGGCAGAATCGTCCGGCTAAATATGCCACTTACTAAAAAACAAATTGGGCAAGGTCTTAAGCGATGTAGAGAAAAGTACTGCCCTCAACCTCGATATATGGCAGCCGCGATCGCGACGGTTCATCCTGACACCATTCGGAAACGGGAGTCAGGAGAGACAGCGGTAACTATTTCTGATTTATTGATTTACGCCGAAGCATGGAGTGTTGACCCGGTAGCGCTGCTAGCTGAATTACTCCACCAGTGTGATACTGAGCGGTGGGAGCAAATAGCCCAAGTGTTGGGTTGCACCATCCCCATGGCTAAGCAGCGGTTAGCCATAGCACAGCAGCGATACGGACTGTCTCATGGTCAGGTGTGGAGTAAATACTTACAGGAGCAGATTAGGCTGTGAGCGATTACTCCGGCATGTTGTAAACCTACTTTAACCTGCTTGCCCAGGCTCTACAGACACAATAAACATAAAGACTCCTAAGGTCTCTGTAAGTGTCATTGAGACAATGTTGCTCCCAGCTCGCTTGCGCACTTCTTCAGATCTACCACTGGATAAGTCATCAACACTATCAGCGATTTCTGAATCCCAATCATAACCAGGTGCGACTTCAGTAAGGAACGCAACATTGTAAGCAGCCATAAGCTCCGGTGAAATACCCCGACCAATAAAAGTCATCATGACCGCTTTAGTTAACTTATCCTCAAGGCCATAAAGCTCTATCATCGCTAGGTTGCCTGGTGCCGTCCCAAGCAATCTTGGCGTCCCATCCGTCAAGGGAGAGTTCTCAAATGAAAAGTCAACGTCCGGCTGACTAAATACTGCCTGAACAGCGGCTTTGCTAGCACCGATCGTAGGCAATGTAGCAATTGCCTGGCTCTGCGCATACTCTAAATTGCGTTGATATTCACTAATCTTTCCCTGAGCTTCAGCATAATTTTCGTTCGATTCAGGGACGCGCTTCATTAAAACAGTTGCCTCGTCCCAGGCTGCTGCTGCGTTTCTCCACTCCGCAGATGTAGATGCTGTTTGAGACTTATCTACAGCATCTAAGGCTTGATCGATCGCATCCTTATAAGAGTAATCTGGCGGGGGCGTTGTTTCGACAGGTGGCTCTGATCTTGATTCAGCTTTTGATTCAGCTACCTCTACCGGCTCAGGAGAAGATAGTGGCGTAAGCGCGGCTTTGAAGGCTTGACCATACATCGCCCAAGCTATATATCCGACTAACCCAGCAATAATTCCCAGCAATGCAACAACAACTTTCTTCTTAAAAGCTTCTTTGGAAGACTTACCCCCAACCGACACTGTGGCCTTAGGTGGTGACGACGCAACAGGCTTGGGCTTGCTGGCAGCATGTATCACGCCCCACTGTGTAGACCAAACAAGCTTATCTGACTTAATAGTTCTACCTTCAATAACTGCCCCAGCGAACCCTTTGGGCTTTACCTTGCCAAGCCCAGCTTTTACCCGTTCCGCAAGCTTTTGATCTGGCCCAGAATCGCTGGGAGACTTAAGCGTAATTTTGAGCGTAGAGTCTGACTTATCAACACGTACAACCACACCTTGTGAGCCAAAAGACTTGTTCATCAGAACTTCAATAGCTCCAATGTTGCCATCCTTAGCCAATTGCATGAAGTCAGGCACAGCCACACTCCCAAACTCAGCACCCCCATTATCCACAAGCCACCCAGCCGATCAGGTCAGTCTTGAGCAATCGAGACCTTTGGCTACCCCCGCTCAATGCCATCCATTGACCACCCCCAACAAATAACCCCCAACGCAATGAGCATCAGGGGTGTGTTGCAAGTGCTATGCCTGTGGCTAGGGTGCCCAGGGTTGGGGTGCTAAGCCAACTCCGTCTCCAACCGCTTCCAGATGGGCACGGGGCTAGGCGTGTAGGTTCCTGCGCGGTTTGCCTTCATGCGATTAACTAGCGCGTTGGTGCGTTCGTTGCGTCGGGCGATTTCTTCGACTGGGAAATCCTCAGCGGCGTATGCCACCAGCTCTTTATTGAGCAATTCAAACCCTTTAGGTGGAGACTCTAGCAACCATTGGCAGGTCGCCTGAACTTTATCAAACTGCTTATCGTAAACCATCATATGAATCGCTGTTTTGCACGACTCTATCCAGCCCAGGTGCTCCCAGTAAGCGATTCTGCGTTCTAACATTACCTGGGCCACCTCATAATCAGAGGGCAGGTTAGGGAGTTCCTGAATATCCGCTTCAGCTACATCAGGGTCAAACCATGATGAGGTGTCGATGTCAGCATGGCATAGATCAAACGAACGGTCGTACAGGTCCTTAAGTTCAGCCTCGGTAAGTTCGGTCATTAGGCAGACACCAGCGTTCCATCTGTTTTCCAGGCTGGGACGGGCTCAAAATTGCGGTTCTTGAGCATGTCAATCATTTTATTTTGGCGAGTAATCTTTTCTTTGGGGAAGTCACCAGCGGCCCAATCACACAAGTCTTTGGTGGCTTCTACTTCTTCGTAGCCTTTAGGTAATTCTGCTTCTAGCCATTGAGCATATCGCTGAGCTAGTTCGTATTGCTCTTTGCCAGCTATTTCGTGGATTGCTTGTATAGCGGCTTTCAGCCATCCATAGTGCTCCCAATAGTAGACCTGAGCTTCAATCATCTTCAGGGCTGCATCTTCAGGTAAGTCAAAGGTGCCCAGCGGGATTTCGTATTCAACTTCTGGGATGTCATCTTCACCAGCGATGTAGGCGTCTATGTCAGGCATGGGTTGATGAACCCCAGCATAGGATCGGTCAAAGTTTGCTTTAAGTTCAGTCGGTGTCATAACTCAGCTCCAAAAACCTTTTACTATCCTTTGGATGTCCCCAATGGGAACTGACGGTCCCTGCTCAACCTCTTCAAGGCTAACTGCCTGCATACTCAGGTAATAGCTGTTTAGCGCTTCCTTGATGACACTGGCATCTACTACCTTCCACAGGTGAGCAGCATTATAACCTGTGGCCTTTCTTATCAGTGAAGCTGTCCAGCGGCGTTCTATGCCACGGGATTCAAGGAACAAGAAAAATACGTTTCCCTGCTCACGGCAATTTTGGCGGATAGCTTCTTCTGATGCAGACTCTAGCCATTCATCAAATAACTGGACAAGCCTTAGGATCTTTTCAACTTCATTCATACATCAACGTTCCTCACAACGGTCTATACAACTTGAAACCTGGGTGCGATCGCGTTCGACTTTGGTGGGGGCTAGTAACGCGGCATCCCATCGGACGCGCAGAAGCTCACGCCTGTCCCTCGTGAGACTGGATCTAGTCCTCGGCCAGCAGTAAACCAGATCTCTTCGTCTGACAGCTCGCATAAATCGCACCAATCAGCCATCTGTACCTCAGCATTTAGCAAAAACCGATCAGGGCACTTCACCCATTGATCTCGCTTTTCATCAAGCTCTAGCCGCCATAGTTGCTTTTTGGAGCGGTCTAGGTAGTCCAGAAAAAACGCTAGTACTTGCTCTCTATGCCACCGAAGGATATGCAAATCAGCCTCAATCCAGGGCAGATAATCTTCTGAAAACCATGGGTAATCGATTGTGTAACCATCTGGTAGTTCGAAAAACTCCCACTCAATACCGCTGACACCTGCCGCTTCCTGTATTTTGAAAACCCGATCTTCCTTGGCACGTTTGCGGTTAATGTTGTACTTCCATTCCTGCTGTAGTGCCATCAGAGCCGTTGGACTTTTCTGTACTTCCAGCACGGTTAACTCCAGGTCGGTTTTCACCGCTGCCAGTGGATCATGTCTGCCTAATGCCTGGTCAAATGCAGACTTCATGCCAGCACTACACAGCACATGCATTACATCGCAATTATGGCCATTGATCCGCTGGTGCCATGCGCTTATATTCTCAAGGGTTTGGAGGAGGCGGTTTTTGGTGATTGGTTTGGTCATCTCACTACTCCTTTACCTTTAGATTTCTGCAATAGCTTTGGGCATAGAGAACCCAGTTCTCAGCGTCTCTGTTGTAGATATAGTTGCCATCCTCTGGAGAGCCGTAACCTAAATGCAAGGACACTTCCCCAGGATCGTCATAGTTGGCTAAGGTGGCCCAATCCATGTACTCAGCAAAAGAGGCGATGAAGCCTAAGGTTGTCTCCATGTCCCAACTTTCTTCCGAAAGGGGTCTCCCGTTATAGCGAAGCTTAGCGGTGAGGGGAATTGAGGTCAGGATTATCAGCCCTAGGACTGTTCTGGTCTTGAACATACGCCTTAAGCTGTTCCACCGTAACCCCTCCACTGCTGGCTACAAAGTAAGAGCCTGTCCACAAAGCTGCTTTGTGATGATAACGCTGGATATGTTCTAGATAGTCTCTGCGAATCAATCGACTAGAAACCGTTTTGAGGTTGGCAATCAACTTGGACAGCTCAACCGCTGGATGAAACTTAATCAACAGATGAACATGATCGGTTTCACCTTCAAACTCAACAAGCTCACAGCCCCACTTATTTAGGGTCTCTCTGAATATTTCATCAAGCCGATTTAAGATTTTCGCATTCAACAGCCTTCTCCTATATTTCGTCACAAATATGACATGCACGGTAAGACTGTGAACTGACCTAAACCCTTTGGTGTAATTAGATGACATCATTAAGCGCTAAGGCTATAATCTGTACATGATTGTAACTCACGAGTACAGAATTTACCCCAGCCTTGATCAGACAGAAGTCATGGATACATGGCTTGAATTACTGCGTCGCCATTGGAACTACGCCCTTGGTGAGCGGTTGGATTATCTGTCTAGAACTCGTGAGTCTATCAACCGATGCTCTTTAGTGTCTGAACCTATCGGTGAGATACCCTCAAGGGTTGACTACTATTCACAACAAGCTGCTATTAAAGAAACTAAGAGGCTGTTTCCTGAGTACAAAGGAATCTATACCGAGACTCAGCAAGGCAACCTTAGACGCCTCGATAAGGCTTGGAAAAAGTGGATGGTGCCAGATGCTACAGGGAAGAGGGGAGGTAAACCTAGGTTCAAGAAAGTGGGCAAGCTTCGCTCATTTATCTTCCCTAGGGTTAACTGCTCTAAAGCTGGTGCTCACGTTATAGGTAACAAGTTAAAGCTATCTAAAATAGGTGAAATGCGGATCAATTTGCATAGACCCTTTCCTGATGGTTTCACCCCTAAGACTTGCACCATCATCAAGAAAGCTGATGGCTGGTACGCATCAATCGTCCTAAAGGATGCATCTGTACCTGAAATCTTGCCCTTGGATGAGGTTAAAACTGCTGTAGGTATAGACGTTGGATTAAAGGAACTAGCCGTCACCTCTGACGGTGAGATGTTCCCTATTCAGCAGTTCTACCGCATGGGGCAAAAACGTTTAGCTCGTGCCCAGAGAAAGCTATCTCGAAAGCAAAAGCGGTCTAAGAACTATCTGAAGCAGTTAAACAAGGTTCAGCGGTTGCATCAAAAGGTTCAACGTCAGAGGAAAGAACAGCATTACAAAGTCGCCCATCAGTTAGTGAAGCAATACGATTTCATAGCTGTTGAGAATCTAAATATTCGCGGCCTAGCAAAGACAAGATTGTCTAAATCAATCCTAGATGCTGGTTGGGGTCAGCTCCTAACGATAGTCGAAGCAGTAGCGGTAAAACGCGGCTCTCACTTTGTTAAAGTTCGTCCTCATGGGACTAGCCAGGATTGCTCTGGATGCGGCACTAAGGTGCCTAAGGACTTGTCGGTTAGGTTGCATCAATGTCCGCACTGTGGCTTGGAGATGGATAGGGACGAAAACGCCGCTATCAATATTCGAGAACGGGCATTAAGCGAGGTGGGTCTCATCTTGCCTGCTTGTGGAGGCTTAGACAATAGTCAGCCTGTGAAACAAGAAACTTCATCTTGGGATGGTATACAGCTATCTCTAAATGAAGCCCTCGGTATAGCGCACAGCGCTTAACGATGGGAGAACGTCACAGGACTGCCAGTATTTCTCCTGACTTAGAATATATAAAAGTCCTAAAGAAGCGTATAGATATCAAGGTATCTAAAGTTATTCGCTTTCATCTTTATGGTGAAGTTCTAACTAGTGTTGGGTTAGTTGTATTGATAAGCCTAAAAACTTTTCAAGTATTGGATTGCATCGTCTTTCTCCTCATTGCTTTAGGGGTTGTCTGGCTGCAAAGGTATGTTTATATTTTTTACCTTAGTAACCTATTGCCTGAATTGGTCACTAAGACCGCTCTTCTAGGAGAAGAATACACCCATCAAGCCTTTGAGGATAAAGAGGAATACCAAGTAGAATGATTTTTTTGAGGTAATAAAAATAAGCCTTGATTAAATACTTGGGACTTCTTTATGAAACTCACCCTTGCCACCGAGATCTCCGCCCAGCTGCTATCCGGTGTTGCGTCGTGACGATTGTGGGAAGACCCGCACCGGTTGGATAGGGATAAGGATGGGGTGGGGTGTGAGGGCGGTGTGGCTATACTGGGTTTGTTGCGAACGGAGGTAGCCGATGGCAGCGCTTAACAACTTAAAAATCGAACTCAACTACAGAGTCCCCGAGGGATTCCATGAACGGATGGCCCGCTTAGCCAGCGCAACACGTCTGGCTAAGACTCCTCAATGCATGTCTTGCTCGTATTACTGCGGCAAAACTTATGGCGGCAATACATTAGTATGCGCCGTACATCCGAATGGGCCTGAGGGTGAGTGCAAAGACTGGGAGGGGGACAAGAAGCAGGCCACGACTTAAACCCCCTTCAACACAAACACCCCTTTCACCACATCCCCCGTTCCTGCGCTCTGCCCTGCTGGCGGTTGCATCGTGGGCAACACAACGAACTCCCCTGCCACACCATTCAGTGTTGCCGATAGCTTCTGTTGCTTATTCACCGTAGGGGCAACCTTGGGGCTGATGTGGTATCCCTCTAGGTAAATCGCTGACGCTGGGGTCCCGGGTAATTGTAAATCCGTAGGCCGTTGCTGCTGAGATACTACAGCCGTAAATTGAGCGGGCACTGTATCCTCCACCTGGTTCCCTTCGATGGTGCTGTACGTCCCCTGGCCCACCTCATAGGTCACGGTGAGATTCGCATCGGCAATAAACCGGGCAAAGATGCACTCGTACCATTGGGGTTGCCTGATGGGCGGCTTGAGAATAAACGCCCCGAACCAAGAGGCACCATCGTCCTCGCTGATCTCCCAATTAGCCCCCAACTTGAAGGCATCGGCAGGAAGACTGTTCTCGGTTTGTTCGAACACTCCTAGCCACGCACGCCATTGCTCAAAGAACAACCCCTGGGCTTCCTGAAGGTCTCGGTTGCCTTGGCCCAGACTGTCGGCGTTGGGCATTAGGCTCAATTCAGTGCTGTTGTAGCGAAAATGCCTGAAGTTCCCCCCAAAATTTACGCGCTCTTGGACGGTGCTCTTGTACTCAGCGGCAGTGAACATGATTCAGGAAGGGTGCGATCGCACCCAGTCTAGCTCGTTTTACCTAAAATTTGTCAGCCACAATTTTGTTACGGCTGACTGTCACTTAAACATCAGGCATTTCCAAAAGTTTTTTCAGAAATATCTGACTCTCAGGACTCAGGTTCGCGATCTCGTCCAACAACTTACCTGTCTCTCCGCCACTACCATAAACAAACCCAACCTCCTTAGCCATGGCATTTAGCTTATCCGCAGTGCCAGGAGCCACCCGAACCGTCATTTTTACCCGCTCGTTTTTGGGCCGACCTCTACCTTTAGTATTCATAAAAATATTGTGAACTTCGACAATTCAACTATAACTCACTTGACGAATAAGTGACAGTCAGTTATTATGGAATCAGTTCAGTAAAGGAGATTTCAAATGGTCAAAACGCTCTGGGTCCAAGCCATCCAACTGGTCGGCTCAGACGTCGCAAAGGCCTATTTCGAGCTGTGTGCACAGCGAGGAGTAAAGCCTGACCCGGTTGAGTTAGTCGGCTCATATACCGGGTTCGCGGTCGAAGTCGATGCTAACGGCGTAGCAACTGTCAAGCATCAATTCGATATCTAAAACCTAGCACAGGGGTGGCTAAAATCACCCCTGATTCACTCAAATGCATCAGTCAACGATTACAACTCAGGAAGCTGGTCAATGGCTGTGGAACGTCCTAGACGGGGATACTGTCATTGGTGGTGTTGCTCAGAAAGGCGAAAACCACTTCACGGCTTATGGAAATGACGAGCGGGTGTTGGGTCAGCATGGCTCACTCTACTCTGCTTCCCAGGCTGTAGGGACGGCTGCGGTCCTAGATGGCGCTACTGAGATATTCAACTCGTAAACCTAGCAGGGGCGGCAGAGGTCGCCCCATTTGTCCATGGAAATCAACACAGCTCAGGGCGTTGTCATTGTCACCTTGGAGTCCGTTAAAGCTGTCTCAGGTCGCTTGAGCGGTGGTCCCATTCGTGAGGTCTGGCAGCTTAAGTTAATGGTAGGTGACGTTGAGATCTCAGCCCAGAAGCGAACTCTTGAGCCTGGCAGAATGACCGAAGCGTTTTGTCGAGAGTGGGGCAGGCTACAAACAGCGGAAGAGTACCAAGCCAATGCTGAGTATTGCCAAAAGCTGATTGACAGCTTGGATCGCGATTGACGGGTAGTGATCTCGGCGGGTTGCGGTCTCTCTCAGAGTCGTGGCTATACTGGGTTTGTTGCAATTAATTGAGATGTGGCAAGGCCAGGAAAGTATGAGCACCTAAAACCGGCTGTTGAGCGCCTTGTCAGAGAGGGTCTAAGATTTGGTGGAATAAAAAAGCAATATCCTGAAATTCCGAACGCTACACTTTCAGCCTGGGTCAATGCTTTTAAAGAAAAAGTTCGGCTTGAGTCAACAGAGTTCGGAACTGATTCGGAATCTCCCCCCGAGTCCATCCCAGCCGCCAGAGTTAGGCTTGCCAAGATCGACCCTGAATCGCCACTGGATAAAATTACTAGGGCACTTTGGGATGTTGTGGATAGTCCCGACCAAGAAGGTGCAGGGGTCAAAGTTCAGGCTTTGAATGCATTATTTAAGATTGTTCAGTGGAATCATGGGGTGGCCGTTGAGCAAGACGCTCTAGAGGATGTGTCTACGATGGATGATGCAGAGCTAGAAAAGATTGCTACCAATGGCTAAAGCGTATCCGCTAGCAGTGCGTGCCCAGGCTGAATTAGAGCTAAGGCGACGGCGACGGGTGCGAGGGTATAACAGGCTTCCTAAAGAATTGCAGCCGTTCCCTAATGAGTCTCCTCATGAGTTTTTGAAGCGTAAGCTGTCAGGCGTTCTAGTGCCTACGGGCACCCGTCATTTAGCTGTATGGGACTGGGCGACTAAGATAGAGTCTGACAACCCCGTCCAATCCAGGGTTGAGATCTGGGCGCGTGGTGGGGCTAAGAGCACTATTGCAGAGCAGTTGTGTGTATATCTCGCCTGTGCTCTAACAAGGCGGTTCGTGCTGTATGTGTGTAGGACTCAAGACCAGGCTGATATGCATGTCCAGGCGATCGCGGCTCTGCTAGAACAAATGGGTGTGCCGCGAGCGGTCAACAAATATCAAGCGTCTATAGCGTGGACTGCTGAGAGGCTTCAGACACTGAATGGGTTTGGCGTACTGGGTGTAGGGCTCAACAGCCGGGTTCGTGGGGCTCGGATGGAGCAATTTAGACCTGATCTAATCATCCTTGATGATGTTGACGGCGAGCATGATTCGGTCAAAATCACCCAAAAGAAACTAGACACCATTTCTAAGGCAATTTTGGCGGCTGGAGCGACCTATGCCACTGGGCTATTCATCCAAAACAAAATTCACAAGGATAGTGCGATCGCTCAGGTCGCTGATGGTAGAGCAGGTATTCTCATGGGCGCATCCGTCACCGAAGAACCCGCCGTTAGAGGCTTGGAGTATGAGCAATACTTTGATGAAGCCGCCGGTAAAAACCGCTATCGGGTAACCGGTGGTGAACCGACCTGGCCAGAAGGGCAGGATTTAACCACTGCCGAGAAACAGATCAATGATTGGGGCCTAAGTGCATTTCTTCAAGAATCTCAACATGAGGATAAACCCGATGGTGGACTATGGAAGATGGAGCGAGACATTGATCCGTATCGGGTCACGTCACATCCTGTTTTGGTCAGAATTGTGATTGGGGTTGACCCATCAGGGAGTGTTGGCACTGAGGCAGGTATTGTTGCTGTAGGAAAAACAGCGGATAAACATTACTATGTGCTGGCTGATGACTCTTTAGGTGGAACGCCCAACCAATGGTTTAAGGCTGCGATCGCTCGGTATCATGCGCTAAAGGCCAACACACTAGCTGTTGAGCGCAACTATGGCGGTGACATGGTGAAGACAGCCATCCAAAATATGGACTCATTGGTTGCTGTTCGAGACGTTCAAGCAACCAGGGGTAAGCTGGTGAGATCTGAGCCAGTGCAACAACTTTACGAGAATGGACAGGTTCACCATGTTGGCCATTTCCCAGATCTTGAGTCTGAAATGTGCCGATGGACACCAGAACAGGATTCACCGAACCGAATGGATGCGTTAGTCTGGGCGGTAACTGAATTGATGGGTCCCCGTCCACCCGAATTCCACCTTGATACACTTGTAACGGTCTCACCCCACTAATTATGTACGCCAACAATCCGCCCCTTAGGCTTGGCTTTCTCCGTCGACTCTGGCGTCGCTTAACCGGTGCTCGACAGAGCAAACAGATGATCGGCACCCAGCGCAGTGCAGTGGTGAGCACCTATCGATGGCCCACCTGGGACCAAGAATTAGTTGAATACCCGATTCGAGATCAAGAACGGGCTAAGCTCCTAATCAATGCCATCTACGGTGAAAACCGAGAAAAGATTTTTGATGACGTACTGCGATACATCGAGAGCGATGTGTTTAGCAGCTCTGATGGGGACGATCGCGGGTTTACTATCTCTCAAACCTTAGACGATGGTGAAACCCCTGTTAATCCTGATGTCTATGTGATCGCGACTGAGCTAATCCGTCGCCGGAATGGTGACCATTTTGTCATTGGTGGGACTCGTTTCCAGCGGGCTGTCCGTGAGGCAGCGGGGTATGGGGATTCATTCTGGCAATTGGCCATTGAAAGAGACGGCGATACCTATGCAGTGACCGATACCCTTAAGATGCCTTGTTGGGAGATGTTCAGGTGTGAGTCCGACACAGGCGAACTGTTGAGATTTGAACAACGACGACGGCTATTCGAGATCAACCCAGACTTTCAATTTCCTCCCATCAAGATTATCCACTTCCGATATCGGCAGCGAGGGATCTATGGCCAGTCATTGTTTAGCGGGTGTTTAACCTATCGGGCAGACCATGACCGGGCACGGAGAAATTTAGCCAAAGTCACCAACGACACGGGCAGCAATCCCTATATCTTCAGAATGCCTGAAGGAACCACTAAAGAACAAAAGACGCAGTTTAAGCAAGCCATCGATCAAGCACTGAACGATGGCACTGTCACGGCTTTATATCCTGACCATGGGATCGAGGTCGATCGCCTGGGTGCGGATGTGCCCAACTTTGAGCCACTGATTGAGGACAAAAAGACTATCCGACATAACCTTATCCCTGGTGGCTTCCCAGTGTGGCTGATTCCGGGCATGGATAATACAGGAGCCAGAGATATCAGTGGTGGGCCAGAGCGGGCCTATGCTCGGATGATTAATGACTTCCGGGCCATGCTAACCACCGGCATTCGGCAGGCAATAGATATTGAGTTGTATTTAAAGCTAGGTCCCGATGTGTACCAGCGTGAGGTCGTCGAGAAAGGGTATACGGTGGTGTGGCCTAAGATTGCCACGTTGAACGCACAGGGGCAGCCTGAGATGGACGCTGAGGGTGAACAGGAACTAGAAAATGAGACTAATGGGCTGCGGTACACCGAACAGGGGTCGATTGATACAAAGTGGCTCTACAGGATAATGGATCGAGCCATAAAAGGAGCGTCTGTAAATGGCCGATAAATTTAAACCCTCATCTTCAGATCTCCCTGACTTATCCGAGTACGACGCACTAGCCGAACCTGATTGGGAAGAGGTGAGATCGCTCGCTGACGAACAAGGTTGGGAATGGAATGACGATGAAGGTGCCTATGTGAATGATGACGGTGACGTTATCCCCCTCAGTGACATCTTAGAACTCACCTATGACGAACTAGAGCGCATCCAGGGTGAAATATCCACGGCTGTTGAACAACTAGAAAACGATGAAGATGTGACGACCTGGGAGCAGACTTTGGCTGAACTGACAGCGGCTACAGCGGCTCTGTTCTTCCTGCTAGGCATTGGTGCTCGTGGAAATGTTATCGATAGCCACGCTGAACATGTGCGCGATCGCCTGACCACCCAATTCGAATACCTCAGACAGTTCAGTAACAGCATTCTCGACGGTGAACTCACCATTGATGGCATCCGAGCACGAGCCAATCTGTACCCTCAGGATGCTCAACTGCAGTACTCAGAAGCTCAGGACTTTATTCATTCAACTGAGGAGTGGCCATTCTATTTCAATATTCTTGGCGGTTGCTCCCATTGCACCCAATGCCCAGAAGAAACGGCCAAGGGAATTGTTGAACGTGGATCATTAACGCCGATTGGTGCTCGACTATGCTTATGGAATTGTTGCTGTATGTTTCAGTACCATAAAACCCAAAGTGGTGACACTAACGCTTATCGAGCTAGCAAACAGTGTTTTGGTTGGGTCGGGAAGAGTAAGCTAACATTGCCGGTAACTGTACCCGTAACATAATGGAAAATCTCGCTACAACCCTAGGCCGTGTCTTTTCAGAAGCGATCTCGCCCATGGGTCCACCCACCTCTGAGCAATTGGAGCTAATCAATCAGAATCGCCCCCTTGGCCGAGAGCCCTATACGGCTGAAGACATTGTTTCTGTGCCCATCGTCGCTAGCAACAATCTGGTCAACTGGTCCAATGGTCGGTGGGACAGAGACGCACTCATCAAAATGGCTGAGACCTATCCAGGGCAGCCATTTGCTGTGGATCATCCCATGTATACGGTGAAAGATACCGTAGGTTTTATCTATGATGCTCAGCTGATTGAGTCAAATGCAGCTCCCGTGGATATTCTAGAAGCGGCTGGAGAGCTGGTTAACAATACAGCCGTGGTTCAAGCTGAGGGCTTTATCCAGATGGTTTGTTACGCGGCGATCGCAGTAGGCCATCCAATCTTAGGCAGCATTGATATGGGTCGGGTCAACAATGCGTCGACAGGTTGCATTACGGATGGCACCAGTCTTTGCCCGTTAGATGGTACTGAGTTTGGTTCGATGACTCGCTACCGATGCGCAGAAGGTCATTATCACCCGTTCTATGCCTGGTGGTATGACGTGGAAGATGAAGACTTGATTGCGCCTTATGTCATCAAAACAGGCGTAATTAGTAGCATCGAACTAAGCCTTGTCCTCATGGGGAACCTACCTGCTGCCAGCATTCCAAGAGGTGCTTAATCCTGGTCTATCATTCCTTTGCCCCACTTTCTGCGGCTTGGGGTCAATAATACTAATGGGTCTTCGCCAAGGTCTAAAAACTTCAGTACTGCAGGTGTTGACTCCAAGGGCAAACTACTGCGCCCACATTCTATTTTCCATAGCGTCGTCCTCCCAATGCCTCCGGCTTGAGCGACTTGCCTCATGGTGACACCTAAATCTTTGCGACGTGCCTTAAGGTTGTTTCCGATGATGCGGCGAGTCTCTCTCATGTTCATTTTGTGAACTGCTGTTTATATCAGGAACAATAACGCCATAATAACCATTTTCTAAGGATAAGGTAGGCGCAACATATCCACCCTCTACAGAAATGGTAAAAAGTACAAAAGTCATTGTTAAAGAGGAGTCGGCTGCCGTTTCTGAAGCCGATCACCTCAAACGTCAAATGAAGCCTAAGCCCAAAGGGTTTAAGGCTGAAATTCAAGCGCTGACTCCTGAGACGACCGACAAAGAAGACGCAGATGAAGAGACACCTGATCCGGTTCTCGCTGCGATCGCGCAACTTAATGAAAAAGTTGATCAACTGGCTAAAGACAAAGCAGCCTCTGATCAACGTGTTACCGAGCTAGAGACTCAGTTAGAAGAACAGCAAACCAATGCTGAGGGCGTTGTTCAGGAGCTGCAATCTCAACACCAAAAAGAATTAGAAGGTGTTCAGGCTGAAAAGCAAGAGGCTGAACAGCGTACAACTCGCTTAGAGGGACTGCTTAAATTGTCTGGCAATCAGCATGGCGTTACCGAGGCTGAAGCCAATAGCGCAGCTAGTGGCACGCCTAACGTGAACACTCTAACCAGTGCAAACCGTAAGCCGAAAGGCATGTTTGCAGAGGTGCAGCAGATTATTGATAAAGCAACTTTAGTGCAGAAGTACACCGCTGAAGGAGCCATCACATTTACTCGTGACAAGCGAGAGCTGAATATTTACGTTCGTCAGGCAAGGCAAAATCAGAAAACGTGGCGACAGTTCCTGATTGACATGGAAGCCTATGCCAAGGCTCAGGGCATGCTCAGAGGTAATTCTGGGCGCATTGTCGATCAAAATGCTGCGACCACCGGGCCTGATATTGATGGCGGATTCCTTGAGGTGTTAGCCGCTATTATGCGGTCCAATAATCGCCCTCAATACATCTTCCGTAACTTTGCCAATACACGAGTCAACTTTCAGCGTGGGTTTGGTGAGACTGTTAAAATTCCACGGGTCGCTTATCAAGCTGGCCCTAATGCCCCAGATGATCGCTTATTGTCTGGCTCTGGCACGTATACCCAAATTGATTCGACCAATCAGTCAATGAGATCAGGTACAGTGAGTGCCATCATTGAAGAGTGGGGCCTTGGCAAGAACTCTCAGTTCCCACCAGTTGCCATTCCTACCTTTGTTGACAGCTACTCCATGATTGACCTCATGGGCACACTGGACACTAATCTTGGCGAGGATTACTACCGCTGGGAAGACATGAAGGTTCGCAGCCTCTGGGCTCCTACTAGTCGGGTCGTTTACAACGATGGTGATGCGGTATCAACAACTGCTGCCAACGCTGATGGCAGTGTTACCCTGCAGTACCTCAACAACCTTTACGCGTATATGCGTAATCTACAGATTCCTACGTATCGAGATGGATGCTACGGGACTGTGTTGGTGTCTAGTGCCTGTGCCACCTTCCGAAATGAATTGATTGCGGATGGCATTTGGCAAGCACCCTCAATGGCTGCCCTAGAAGAACTTGCTAACAGCCTATCTCTTAGTACTGGCTTAGATGTTGGGCCGACTGACCTCGCTGCTGCTTATCAAGGCAAGTACGGCAACTTCCATATCTGGGAAACCAACGCTTACGCTTCCGGTGCAGTCGGTACCGCTGGTGCAGCAGGTGAAGGCGTACAGACTGAAACGGTTGCACCAGGTGCTGCTACCACTCGGACTAACTATGCGTTTGGTGCTGACACCATCGGTCGGGGCATTGGTACCGAGATGGAAATTCGGCGCGACACGAATGATGACTTCCAGCGTGTCGGTCGCTATATCTGGCGTTCTGAAGAAGGCTTTGTGTCGATGGATGTGGATCCAACCGGCTACAACGATTCTTCTCCCGTTCCTCAACAACTTCGTGTTTTAGACGTTCGTACGATTGGTTAATTAATGACCAAGACGAATGCTCTGACTGATTAGTAGTTTCTCGCTAAGAAGAAATCTCCATGCTTGCTACTCCTTCACTGTTTATTCCTCAACTCGGTGGCGAAGTCAAAGCCACCTATGACTTTGCTGTTCATGGTGGTGCCGTGGGCGATATTCCACTTGACCTTGACCTTCCTCCCAATGCGGTTGTTTATGACGGCTTGGTGGATGTTATTACAGCTCCAACCTCTGGCGGCGCTGCTACCGTCGCCCTCAAGATTGAAGGTGCCGCTGATTTGCTAGCCGCAACGGCGATCTCATCCGTAACTGGCCAACTGGATACGGTGCCTAACGATGCAGCAGCTAATGCAGTTAAAACAACAGACACTCGAACACTGACGGTCACCGTGGCCACAGCCGCTTTGACAGCAGGCAAAATGAATATCTTTCTTAAGTACTACCTAAGTGACTAATGGCGTTTGATGCAGAAGCTCGTAAAGCTGAGCTACAAGGTATTTACGATGACGGTGATGGCGGTAACTGGGCTCCCATCAAGGCGATCGCGGAAGGACTGGGGGTTACCAAGCCTGACGATGGTTGGGAGGCTGCCATTGACCTAATTGTTGAAGCCGAACAAACGGCGGCAGAGGGTGACAATCCCGAGCCTGAAGCGCCTGAACAACTGGTAAACGATCAACCCCCTGAACCACCTGCTCAGAAAGCTACTCAACCACCGCCTGAGATTACCCCTTGGCGTAAACCCAGAACAGATCTGCATGGCCATCTGATTCCTGATCCATGGCAATCCTGACCACCCAAGAATTAGCAACTTACGCGCCTACGGTGGCCAATGCCACAGAGGTTGATATTCTCATTGCTCAAGCCGCGATCGAGTCATGGCTAGGGTTTCCCATCGAGCAACAAGAACGTATCGAAATCCTACAGCTGACCACCCGATCAAAGACAACTCAGCTCAGCTATTATCCAATTACTGAGACGCCAGCACCTGTTATCGAAGTCAGGCAAGGCAATGAGCGAGATAGGTTTGATCGTCAGTCAGTGGTTACTGATTGGTTCACGCTTGAGGCTGGAGATTACATCCTAGATGCCACCGGGTTGCTCTCTCTGAACATCCTAAATTCGGCTGTTAGCTTTGGATTTAACCTCATCAAGGCAACAGACCTCAGAGCGACGTATACAGCGGGACTTGATTTTACCCAGGACACCCCTGAGATTAAGGCCCTTAAAGCAGCAACAGGGCAAATTCTCACCTATCAAGCCTCAGATCGATTTAAGAGTGGGATTACAGAGATACGAGTTGATAATCAATTCCAGAAAAAATGGGGCTCTAGTAGCGGTAGTAACGGGATGTCCGCAGCTGGCCAAACACCTGAATTATTCTTCAGGCCATTTCAAAAGTACAAGCCACGAAGCGGGATATTAGCAGGATGAACAAAGAATCATTAACTCAGAAAGGAGTGACGGTTACTAGTGAATTAAAAGGGATTTTTACTGTAGGAGTCCTAGAGTCTAATGTCTCAAGCTTCAGGATTTTCAACACAGGCTTACAACCTTTGACCACCCTACGAATCAAAACGCATGTAAATGGCGAAGATCCAGGCGGAACAATTGTCGACACCGACGCTCAATTTGCATCTCCCCCCAGCGGATCTGCCATCCAACACGCTGTACAACGTAACAGTGCTGACGAAGAGGAAACCATAGCGCCCACCACACTACCCGCTGGCTCTCAGATCTTCTTCGCATTGGCCACCCAAACTAGCTACGTTCGGGGACTGCACTCGATAGAAATCCTGGCGCAGACAGCCTCAGGTCAAACGACAACACTCGACGTCTACGTAGGGAGGGCTTAAGTTACAGTGTGGCGTCCCCCACCAACCCAAACCACCCCCCTTTCCGTCGCCCATTTACTGATGGCGGATCAGGATGGCGTGTATCCGTTGATCTTCAACGATCCTGTCAATGCGTTAATCCCGTTCATCCGAACCCCATTCACCCAAGATGCGGGACTACCCTCTGAGGTGACTTCCCCCGCATACATCCTCGGCGACGGGATCTCACTACTGGATGATTCTGGCGGCCCCATACCAGAAGGCTCAGACACTGAAGGGCGAAGAGTCAGGCTTGACCCAGGGGCATTGTGGGAGATTAACTATCACGTCTCGGGGCAGGACATCATCAATGCGTATGTAGATGTCGGGCTCATGGATGCGGCTGTGTTTGAAGCGCAGATTGCAGCAGGGGTTCCCTCACCCCAACGACTTGGGCTCTTAAATTACGGAAGTGATGCGACGCTTGAACCTGAGGACCGGACCGACAATCTACGCGGAAAGTATGGACTGGCTTGGATCGATCTCCGCGAGAAAACCCAGCCGATGACCGTATGCCTTGGGGCGTACAACGTGAACAATCCCAACCCGAAGAACGTAGCGTGGTGGCACACTTTTATGGACATAAGGAGGATTTTTTAATGCTCGCGACAATTCCAGCCCAGAGCCTCAACCCACAGCAGCAAATTATCATCGATGCTGCCCAAGAATTGCAGATCGGGGACGTGAACATACAGTTTCGTGGTGGCTCGGCAGTGATCAAAAACGAAGGAGATCAGCCGGTTCACATCGCAGGCAGCAGGCAAACAGGAGGAGACGACTAATGGCATGGAGACCAGGCGCGGGGGGTGGGGATAACACATTACAAAATTACGCCGTATTATCAGAAGCCCCAAACCCTGGGGAAAATGAAGGACTTACACTCCGTATCGCTGGCACACCGGTCTACAGCGACGGAACTAATTACAGGACCCTAGCCGACAATTCTGTCTTTCCAGGCGTATACGTGTCAAACACCGGAAACGATTCACGCGGTGGCTCTTCCCCAACTGAAGCAGTCGCGACCCTGACCAGAGCTGAGTCGCTTGCTCAGGATGGCGGAGTGATCCTATTAGAATCAGGGAGTACATGGGAAGATACAATTGTTTCTTCCAAGAGGCTTACGGTGACGGCCTATAACTACATTGAAGAAACTACGCCGTTACCTAAGATAAGTACCCTGGCAACAGTAATGGGATTTTCAGCTGAAGGTACAGCGAACGTCTATCAGGTTTCGGTCCCTGCCTACGATGCATTTTCAAGCTATCCAGGTATCCTCCCAGGGAGAGGTAAAACCCCATGGATATATGAGATCGTCGGTAGCGCAAAAACAGCACTCGCCTACCGAGACACGATTGCGGAAGTTAGCGCCAACCCAGGAACCTTTACATTCACTGGGACTGCCGAGAATTGGGCGAACAATGGCACTACAGCATTTGTTCATTCAACAGATAGTACTGATCCGGGAGCGAATGGTCGGACATATAAAGCGAGTAAACGCATGTTTGCTGTTGCTGCTTCTGGAGAAGATGTAATCGTCTCTCAAGTGAACTGTGATGATGTATCTGCTGAGGATGGGGCCATTCTCCTTACAGGCTACAGAAGTGAGATTGATAGCTGCTTAATCCGGGGATGCACAAAGCACAGTGCCGTTATCTTGAAAGCGGATGGAGTTATCAAGCGAACAATCTCCTATGATCCAGTTCCAGATGACACACAAGGGGGAGAGGAGTACTGGAGTGGAGGCAGGACGGATTACGCCATATACGAGGGAATTCCCGCCCCAGGAGTAGTTTCGCAATATGATGGATGCGTTGTTGCAGACGGATCAGGCATAGGATTGTATGCCCACACATCTGGGGGTGGGAATAATACCGCTCAAGTTATTTTTAGAAACAATTATGTTTTTAATAAACCTGCGGCAGCGATTTCAGCCGCAGACACTGATGAGATCGTAGCCCAAGATAACTATATAGAAAATTCTCGTTGGGGGATTACAGGCCAAACGGAAATAAATGTCGATGGATTGACGTTTATATATGACAGCCCTGCAGTTGGTCCTATTCCAGTTTATGGAGCTACGTTAACGCCCAGTGACTCCATTAATGTCGTCAATTTAGCTATTGCGGGAGGCTTTAGCGTGAATGAAGCGATTCGTTCTCCTGCGAATCGAATATTATCTCAAGCAAGTGTATATACTCCGGAGAGAGGGACGCTATTCAGTAAATCCCCCTCTGGCGAAAGTTCTGGTGAATTTTCCGCAACTAATTGCGTTCTGGAAATGCGGCGTCTTTATCTATACGAAACGGATGCTACTGGTGGAGCATCAAGCGACAACCTCCTATTAGGAGATGTAGGCGACGGCACTCAGTCAAGGGCGGACTTGTTTGGAGTTCAGTATTTTGGCGCATCTGCTATCAATGCACAGATCAACACCCTGGAAGTTGGCTCTATTGACAACGGAGTCGCCGCTCTTTGGCAAGATCCAAGCCCACGGTTATCAGGCGATTTCTCCATTAACCCCGGATCTCAAGCATTACAATCTGGCCGGAATTGGGGGGCGCTTCGCTGGAGGACCCGACCGAATTTAGCCGCCATGAAGGATAAGTGGAATACCGGAATCTACGCTCATCCAGAGGGGGCAACAGGTGGATCTGAGCTTGTTGTACGTGCCACCCCCTAACCCCGCAACAACTCCCGCAGATCATCGCCGAACCCCAATCTGGATATCAGCATGACCACCCAGCTCACCCTCTACGAAACAGCCCCAGGGCAGGTCCCCCGAGAGATCCCGATCGCGACCGGGATTGACGGGGATTTTCCGCTGACGATTGGGCGTGATTCTCATGCCGACATCCAGATTGGGGTGATTGGCTGGAAAATCCTGGTACCACATCCAGATCCAAGGAAAAGAGCCAACGGTGAGAGGGTGCCGATCTCTTCACTGATCAGCAGAACCCAAGCCACCATATTCAGTGATGAAGCCGGGAAACTCAGGATCAGAGATGGAAACAGCCACCCCTCTGGCTCAGGCATCAGGGAGGGCAGAACCAACAAACTAATAAGACGCCCTTGGCTGCTCGGGCCAGGGGCGCACATCAAGCTTACACCTGAAGGGGAGGGCTATCGCTGTTGGCTGGAATGGCCTGCCGAGAAATCCGAATCGGAGACGCCTACCCTCGGATTTGATCAATGGGAGAACGAGAATCTTCAAGAGGATCTCGCCTCAATGCAGGCGGCCCTGAATGCTTTGAATGAAGCCCTTATTGCCGCCAAGAATGACTCCACAAAAATCAACACCGCCCAAGACCAACGAATCCGCAGCGCTGAGAAGAAAATATCGCGGTTGTTACTCCTGGGCGCGATCGCGGTCTCTATCTTCGCAGTCAGCCTTGGTATCTCCACCGAGCAGATCCAGACAATCGTGCAAGTGATTGCGATCGTGTCTGCGATCGGTGGAGGCGGATTTATTCTCCAGAACGAGAAACCCTAACCACCTTGGCCCACTCCTGTTTGCTGCAATCCTTCCGGGCGCTCCGGGCGGTTCTTTCGGGATTGCGGAGATGGGCCAAGGTGGTTAGGGCTATCGCTTCAGGGAGAAGGCCCAGTTGATCAGCGCCTCCCCTTCGCTGAGATCGAGTTCGGGGATATCGAAGCCATCAACAACGACAATCCCAGCGGGAGCCTGTCGCCATGCCGCCAACATCGGGCTAGGGCCATACAGACCTAGGCCATCATCCGCAGCCTTGTTGATCCAAGCCCACGCAGCTTTGGCCCCACGCCATGCAGCGCCGATAGCGAAAACGGTGACGCAGGCTAAGCACGCAGCTAGCATGATGATCAATGCAGTGAGCCGGAGAGCATTCCAGCCAAACTCAGCAATCTGATCTTTGCCAGAACTCTCGTACCATCGACGAACGATGACGCCGGATTCAATGGCAGAAAGGGACAGATCGATAATGACCTCGTTGAGAATCTCTGCTGAGACTTCAATGATGCGGCGGATGAAGTGGCCCGCGTTGTCAAATGTAGCGATGGTGTTTAATGCAGCCGTAGCGTATTGCATAATGATTTCTCCAAAAGTGAATGTGTCGTGTGCCCCGTTGCGGTGGGGCGGGCCTGTTTCTCTAATCGGGATCGGGGAATTCAAAAACGACCGTAGCCCTCTTCCCTTCATGGTCAATTTCCAAAACCTCAATGACCTTATACCAGGTACCAACCTGCCCCCGAAACGGCTTAACGACTGTATCAACGTCGTAGTGCAGGCAGCCTTCCCCTTCGGGGTTCCGCTCAAGGAATGTAACCTCGTAGACGGGAGCGCCAACCTCTTGAGCCGTGGCGAAGAGCTCCTCAAGGGAAGGCATATCGATATCAAACATAATCGTAACCCTAAAAACAACATCCACAGCAGCGTGGTGCGCGATGCGAACTGCTCGTGGTGTTGGTACGATTCGCTTTGTATCGGCGAAAGGAATCGTGAACGAAACCGCCTGGCGTACCAGGGAAACACCGCACCCCCTCCGCTCCCCTATCAGGAACGCATCCTCAGATAGAGTTAAGAACTCGGGCAGGCTGTACTCGAAAGTACGGCGGCTGTCTGTAATTGGGTTCGCCATCGCTGGGATGGTTCCCGGGCACCTATGTCTCCTAAGGGCTCCTTGTTTGACCGGCTGGCTCCCGGTACGTGGCGTCCTGCGCCGTTGATTTAGTTATAGCAATCCGTTATCATCATGTCAAGTGATTACATGACATGTATGCAATTAATCTCTGAATGGCTTGAGAGTCTTGGTCCTGAGATGGTCAAAGCGCGGCAATTCCTGTTCCCAGTGGCGGCACAGTTTGCTGAACGTATTGGAGTATCTAGACAAACGCTTGACCAGTGGGAAAAGAAAGAATACAAAGGATGCGGGATGCAAACCTACATTAAGGTGATCAAGGCTTTAGAAAATGAGCCTATCTTCAGTCAACCGCCTGACATAAATGTCATGTATAAAAATGACGATGAGGACGACGACGAATAACCCCCAACAAAAAACCGCCCCCGAAGAGACGGCTGAGGTGTGCGTGTGTTGGGGGTGGAATCTATTTCTGGTTCACTCCTTCAACACCACGTTGAGCCCTATCTTTCGTTCTCGCTTCCATCCACTGCATGGCCTTCTGAAGACTGGCTAGCGCCTGCGCATTTTCTCTGCACGAGTACGGGCCAGACTGGAACCCTTGCAGCCGGTGGATAACCATGGCTAGCAGATGTTCATTCTGAATCCCATTCAATCCAACTTCTTTGACAGGGCCTTTTTGGAAGTTGGTCTCAGTGCAAAATTCAGCGCCATCTGCTTCTATCTCTGTTCGATACTGATGGCATCCGTTGCCTGGCCCTGGCTCATCAACAACGAAAACTCGGTTGACGGTGCCTGCATAGGCTTGTTCAAAAATCTTTTGCATTTGTTTTACTCCAAAACGTCTTGGGGTGCAGTTCTTCGATTGATCCAGCGGGATTCTACCCCTGATTGCCTGTGAATCAACGAGAACTGCCGCTGAAACCACACCCACCCCCAGCTAAGTTTGGGGATTAAAAACGCATCGCTGAGCACCAGGTCACCGTCTTGGGCATCAGGGAACGGCTCTTCTTTGATGCTTGGATGCGCGAGTGCCCAAACATTGGCGGCTAATGCAGTCTGGCGGCTGATCTCATCAACACTGCCAGGTTGGGTGGCTCTCTCTAGGGCCGATAATCCGGCTCTGGTAGCTAGTCTTTTGAGGTTCAAGCGGCATCACCTCCTAGTTTCTCGCCAAAGATCTTGATTGACCATAGTTGAGCCGCACTCTTGATCAGCTCAGCGACCTGACCCTCAGTTAGAGAAGTAGTCTTAGCGATACTCTCGGCGGCTTCTCTGGCAATATCCACAATATTGATGCTACCAATCTCTAAATCAGCCCGGCCCATGAGCAACGTGTCCATGAGACCAAGAATCTGAGCCAATACTTTAGCGTCTGGGTTGAATTGAGTAAGTTTTCTATTGATAAATGGCAGGGCAGCAGTGATCAGCACCATGCCGAAGCCAGCGACCCCAGCCACAACAGCATCATGCAGCGTGGGGGAAGTGAAGATTGCAGGAATGTTCATTAGTGTTTCCTGAGTGAAAGCGGAGATCGCATCAAGGATAACCCATACGTCCTGAATAGTTGTTCTTTTTTAAAGACAAAAACAGCCGCGATGAGGACGGCTGCTGCTTAGATATGAAGTTCACCAATCATAACAAAAGCGCCACCCCGAGAGACAGCGCCGTAAGTTCCCCTGACAAAAAGGTGCAGGACATATCAGCCCACACCCTTAAATTCGTGTAATTTTACGCCCCCATTCTAGCGAGGAATCAAGTAACCCACTCCCCACCTAACCGAACCGGAGTATCTGCATAAAACGTTTGCGACTTTAGACAGCATTCATTCACAGCATCCCGAGGCTCATCGAAATATTTGCACGCTTGCGTTATGGCATCAGTTTCGTCCTCTGCATAACAGAAGAATGGCTCATCAACGTAAAGCATTCCTACAAAATATATCTCGTCGCCCATAACCCTATCCTCCAAAAACTACTTTCACAAAACTCACCACATCAAACCCCCTAACAATCATCACCCCCTCTGCTCTAGTCTTGCTGCTCTGCAACCATTTCAGCCACGGTGAGGCTGGCAGCAGCCTCAAAAATGGATTCTTGAGTCGTAATCCTAGCCATATCGTTTGCATCGATCAGTCCTCGCTTTTTATACAAAGTCCTGACCCATGCACGATTTTCAAGGAATGCTGCTTGCACTTTTTCTCTTGCAGTTGAGTAACTCATCAGTCAATCTCCTTTTATTCGTTTACTGACACTTTCCACTCACCTCAAAATCACGCACCCAACCTTCACGCCCTTGGTAACTAATCTGAACAAAATCATCCCCACACTTGAGAATGCTCACCGCTGCCCCCTGAGGAATACGGCCCACGACAGCAGAGCCATATTCACCAGCCGAGAACATCGGAATGCCTGAGGATGATCCGGGGGAGGCTGGGGCGACGGGGCGGCGGTTCAGCCCTATCAAGAACAGCAGCAAGGCCCCGATCATGAGGATTGCAATCCATCCAGAATCGCCATCGCCATCGTCCTGGGGATCTGAATTGAAGAGATCTCCAAAGGGGCGAGACCAATCGAAGCCAGGTTCTTCCTCGTGCTCATACTCAGTCTCATGCAGGTCATCCCATGCTTCTTGGAACTCCCGCATCTGGTCCACGTACCAAACCTCTATCCCCTGGCTTCTAATCCTGTCAGCCGTTGTGTAAGAGGCTTCCTCATCACTCGGTGTACAACCAGCAATCACCCTGCGTTTGTCAGGGTGATGACTCCCATAGATCTGAGCTTGGGCCATGGCCTGTAGTAAGGCAGATCTCGTGAGCTTCGGCTTTACTTCGATAACAGCATCACGGGTTATTACGTCCACTCGTGAACCGTCGGGCATCTCTACCTCGCGAGTGCCGCCAGTTACTGAGTGGATGAATTCTTGAAGATAATCTTCGTTCTTGAATTGCATTAATCTCTACCTCTTGATTGATAAAGTTGCTCAATCCTGTCCTGCGGCATCCCGCCGTTGCTTCTCCCCGAACGCCTGTCATCCCCGTCCTGTAAGGGTCCTTTGAATGTCCATAGGAAAAACGCAACAATGGGTAGAGCTAACATTTCCGGTGGCATGATCATTTACTCCCTAAATTACAAAAAACTATTTCCTTAACGACAGTCCCAGCGCCAACGGGACAGACAAAATCAAAACAGAAAACATTGCCATCAATTCAATGGTCAACAGTAAAACCAAAAAGGACCCACCACCACCAATCAACGCCCAGCGCCACAGGAAACCAAGCAACGCTTCACGCCTGGCCTTGGCTTGCAGATCAGCAACAAATTCACCGAGCTGATCAGGTGCGTGATCGCAATGATGCTCAATGAATAAATTCATGTTCTGAGCCTTGCGCCGCTGATAAGCCCGTTGCATCGCCATAGCTTCAGCGTCAGCAACTAAAATGCCAGCATCTCTTGGTGCATTTGTCAGCGTGGGTTCATCCATGAGATAGGGGCTGAGATTTGCTGGACTCGCTCTGCGAAATTATTTACGCCATGCCACCACTGCGAATACTGGACCACAGCAGCAGGCAAAAGTAGCAGTATCAAAAAAGTCTTGCCTCGTTCTTTCGCTTTACAAAGATGCCAAGCAAATGATTTATGCGTCATCTCTCTGCCTCCAAGACCAAAAAGCTAATGCGGACGAAGCTGTCATAAACAATGCTGCTGTTTCCGCTGTCTTTAATGAATGATGCCGCCACTGATCAAGTCGGTCAGAAGATCTAGCTAAAGTGACGCTACAGCCAAACAAAATGCTTGATGCAAGTAAAACAGTGCAACTCCACTTAAGGCGGGATTGACTGCTAGGCAACCAACTGAATGATCGAAAATTCGCCCTAAAAGAAGAGCGGGGCTGGCTTGAAAAACTAGCGGGCAGCACTTCAACGGCTGATGTTTCTATATAATCCTGAAACCCAAAATCATCAGTATGCATTGCCCGTCCCCCGCTGTTGATATGGCTGAGTCAGAGTAGGTTGTGGTGCAGAACACTGTTGAACGACAAATACGCCAAACCAAAGCAATAGAACTAACGGAAATAGGCCGGAAAAGCGCCCAAAAAAACGAACAACGCCATTCATCAATTCACCACTTTTAAGCGCAATACTTCTTTGGGATTGCACTTGTCGCCATGCCTCAATCATGGCCGTTACTTCGTACTCAGACACATTCCCTGAAAACGTAAAATCGCCTTCCTTGGTGATCGAGAAACTTACTGGCTTTGAACTGAGCGCTTTATCCTGGTCCATTTCAATCACCTTCTGCTGGTTGCGGCAATTCATAAAGGTCATCTCGGGTTAGGCCATGAAACCCAAGAACTGCATCCTCAACGTCGGTTGCGGTTGCTGATTGCTCTTCTCGGATAAAGTCAAACAGATCAACAACGTTTTCTTGTTTACGATCCTGATACGCTCGTTTAGCGGTTTCGAGTTCTGCGTCTGCCGCCGTTACGGCAACTTGAACCAGTGTTTTAGTAGGCGATTGAGCAACCTGGGTAGGTGGCTGAGCCGCTTTCGCCTTTGACTTAGGCTTGCGTGGCTTGACTAAGCTGGGTTTATTGGCTTGAGGCTTTGCTACAGCCAGAGATGCATCATTTTTGTCAGACATCGACAGTTACCTTTGCATACGTTTCTTTTTTTGTATCAACAAGCTTCTTCCAGGCTTGCTCAAAGTCTGCGTAGGTTTTTCCTATCTGAGTCAGAAATGACTCACGAATAGTTTCGTCAGCAGTATCGGCAGAACATTTTACGCCTGGACGCTTCAGGTGGTCCGGGGTGCACATGTCCCAATAGCGTTGCCGACGGACCCGAGCGACTTTCTTATTCCTCATGAACTGATACCAAGCCATGTAGACATAGAGCGTCCAGGCCCCATCGCGATCAACACCATGAGTGCATGCAACTTCTAGCTCCCTGCAATCCCTATGCAATGCAGAACGACTACGACCGTTAAACATTTCCCTTAAGTCCTCAAGACTAATCCGGGCAATGTCAATATCGTAAGTTGCGCATTCCGGGAATGGATCCCTTGGCCTGTTCATGAGCAAAACTGTATCAAACTTGCGTCAACGTTCTGAGTATAAGCCAAGCTTTCTTGTTCTGCAAGTCTTCTGTTCTCTTATTTGGCCTCGTTCGTTCTCATTTCGTTTCGTTTCGCGAACTCGAATAAATAAGAGAACGCACAAGAACATTCAGAACATCTTTCATGGCAGTGCTTTTAGCGTTTTCGCGCGCACCGTTCTGTCACGTTCTGCTACGTTCCGATGCCGTTCTCTTAAAGTATGAAAAAGGACCGTTTTGCGCATTTCCTGGAAAGTAGGCAATAAAAAACGGCCCCAGTAGAGACCGTTAGTTGAGCGTATTTATTGAGTAATGATTGAGTAACTAAGCTATCTGGGTGCGCGTGTCACGATCGTATCCAGAGTAGTTTTTCATCTCTGGCATGGGCACCCATTTATCCTCGGTGTAGTCATACACAGCCCGCCCCCGTGGAGATTTGTCCATGACATCGTAAACAGTCTTATTGCCACCAGGAACTTTAGGGATGAACTTGGTGCTCAAGAATGTGTCAGTAGCGCGCTTATCGAATTTAGAAACGACAGCAACTGGCTTGTAGATAGAGCGAATCCCGCCATCAACACCAAGGGCGGACGCATGTGGAATCTGGCCAACCAGCCATACGTAATTCTCTCTGGAGTCTCCAGAACTGCTGACCGATGTGCAGTAATCCACCATGAACGATTCAAAACTCGAACTGTCGAGCCTACTCCATCGGTTAAACGTGGCTGTGATTTCATCGAAAATCAGCAATTTACCATCTGGAAGTTTTTTGAAGTACTCAACGCATCCCTTGACCCACTTCAGGAAGTCATGATCTTCCATGCGTTCTGCATTCTTCCGGAACACATGGTCAAAGCCTTCTAGCCAGTAACCATCTTCTTTAGGGTCGTTCTTAGGGTCGATCGCAATGATTTTCAGATGCGGCTTATTGGCCTTTAAGGCTCTGCTGGCATGACTAACAATCATCCCTTTCCCGCTGCCAGGCACCCCTAAAATCATGAAGCACTTTGGGTGCAGTCCTAACTTTTCGGCAAGGTTAGCATCCCCAGGTGTGCCAAGGGCCTGTTTTACTTCAAACCCTGGAGGATCGGAAGCAATAACGGTTGAGGGCAATTGGCCTTGTGTTTGTCCACCTTCTTGCAGCTGCATGCCTGGAGCAATAGCGACCGTAGCCGTCTGCTGGGGGGACTCTTGCTGCAATGTTTCAGCAAATGCCTTTCTGACAGTTCTCTCAGCGACTGCTCGATGATATTCTTCCTCGGCTTTTAGTTGAGCGCTGGCCGCCATGATCGAACGTCGTTGATTAGCTTCTAATTGAAGTCGCTGCTGCTCTTTCTCTGCTAGCTCGATCTCTTCTAGTTGATCCAAGTACTTAACACCAAGCATGCATGCCCCAGTAAAGCCTAAACCCAGCCCAGCAATTAAAGCGTTCTTAACGGGAGTGAGATTAATCTTTGCGTCTCCAAGGCTCAAAACAGTTTTTGCATCCGTTGGAACAGAGATCGCGATCGCGATACACAAACCGCCAACCCCTAAAGTGCAGGACAGTCTTTTAATAGGCGTCATAGTCCACCTCCTGGGCCTTGCCTTTACTGCTAATCAATCGCTCGATAGCGACGAATAAAGCCAATACCAACGCAACAACGACGATAGGCAAGGTGGCTTGACTCCATGAAACCTTAGACAAAAGCTCGCCAAAACCTACCAGCGCGCCAAATATCCCAAACGCAGTAACGCCAACCATGACCCATGAGTCATCCCCTTTTTTTAGAATTGCTGCGCCAACTGAGGAAAGCCAGGCCACGACACCAACCCCCAGCAAAGACCACGACAATCCAGATGGGACAGACTGAGCAACGACAGAAATTGTGAATGACGCTCCTGCGATCGCAAAAAATCTCAATGCAGAGCGACCAATTGAATAACTCGTCATTACAGGAGCAGACGGCTGCTCTACCAAAGGATCAACATCTGAGTACATTATCTGAACATCCCCTTAGCCGAAAAAGATGGCAATCTAAAGCGAGTGTTGGCACCGTGGCCATTAATATAGTTATTGAAATCACGGTTATAGCGAGCATTGTCTTTCGCCTCTTGGTAACCATCTTTGATCTCTGATACGCCTTGCCTAAGGTTTTGATTGGCCTCATAGTCGATCAGGCGCATTTGGGCATCATGAGTCGCCGACATAGCATCAAGCTGACCCTTAAGGGTGGCAGAGTGCTGCTCTAAGCCCTGCTCAGATCTAACCTGCTCAATCCGAAGGTCTCCAGCCAGCTTAGCCGCTTCACGCTTCATCGTGCTTTCTAGCTTGGCATTGGTCCTAATCGCCTTCCCTAACAACCGATCGGAAGCTTGCAGATTGCTAGATCCCGCAGAAAGTATTTCACTGCGGACAGCTTCAAGTTGATTCAAACTTGACTCAATACTGTCTGCATTTTGGGCGTACTTAGCCGCTAGCTTTTCTTGCTGCTTTAGCGTTTTGGCGCGCACGCTTGACGCACGAACAGACTGTGGGGTTAACCGCCCAACCTGGCCAACATCAACGCCGTATTCTTTGATTAGCCTTTGTTGTACTGTTTTAGTGCGTTGATGTCCGTTTATCCTAGATAGGATATCCTGAGTGCTGGGGACTATAGCTGATGCTGAATTACTCATAATTTACTCAAACACGCTCATCTTTCGCATTCTAGCCCATGTTCTTAAGTTTGGATAGCTTCAATGTCTAGTCGCAGTAGCCGTATAAGAGTACAGCCATCAATAAGCGAAGCCTGCGCTGAATGGATAGATACTTTTGCCGACCGCTGGGGAGTAAGCAGAGATGTAGCTACAGCAAAAATATTAGAGGCTATTTCTGAGTCTCCATGGACTGACTTAACGTTGAAGCAACCTGGCACAGAGATCTCTATAGAGAAGATGGAAGTCTTGATCAAAAGGCGAATTCAAGAGTCCGACTAACCCAAACAAAAAACCTGGGAGCCTCAACCCCCAGGCAGTCAGTGTGAGTTGCAGCCAGAGCGCGGCGACACATCCGGCTACGTAACCTAGGCTACCCAAAGTGTCCTGATGTATGTCGTACTATAGGACAGTCATTTGCCACCCATAGTGGTCATCGCCCGGTCGTGTGCTGGGTTTTGCTGTGGCTGCCTCCAAAACGAAACCCCCAGAAGCATGGCGACTTCCAGGGGGATCAGGCGCGTAACGTGCAGCTAGAGTTATTTGCCGTGCTCTAGCCGGAGTGCCCTTAGTTTGCCCAGGGGGGATTTGAAAGCACCCCAGCCCCAAACAAAAACCCCCAACCGAAGTCAGGGGCAGCGTGGAATTGCACATAGGAAGAATTACAATAAGCCCGCCACATCCCAACGAGATGATGCAGCGGGCAAAACCAGAATAGCACAGGAGCTTGTTACTTCTCCTCCACCTCCAACACTCCAACCAGTAAAAACGCATAGCCTGAAAAGAACACTCGGTGCACCCGTAAAAACATATCTTCAAATAGATATACCCTCTCCCCACCACCCAGCAAGAATTCAAGTTTCCTCGGGCTGATGCTCTTAGCCAGAACGATCGGCGAGCTGAGATCCTGATAGTCATGCTCTGGATGAACGACAATGCCATCGACATCCGGGTCATCAACGAAGGTAGCGCAACCACGTGGGTGGCCCTGCCCCAACACACCATTGACGATACCCGTGGGATTCTTCCAGGCTTCATCGTGTTCGGAGTACAGCGGCTTAAATCGTGGGTCAGTGTAGGTGGTCATTGCTCGTCAGTTTCTTACAGATTTCATTCAGCAGCGTGTAGTAAGCCTCTCTGTCCATCACTAATCGAGCCGTCCTAGAAATGGCCCTATCGACCACAAACGCTGCCAGCCAGATAAATGCCGCCAGCCCTATAACGGCATCAATGATCAAGTGAATTTTGGTGTAGTACTCCAGCATGGTTAGCTTATTAACCGTCCTATATCAAATCTAGTTTTCTGCTGAAATTCTTCGACTGATAAATACGCCACCCCTGCATTCTTAGCCGCCATCCGATCGCTCTCCATGTCACCCACCATTAGCGAACGAACATTAATTTCAACCATGTCTCGTTCACGAATTCCTAATGCACGGGCTTCAGCATACTCAGATTCTGTTTCATCCTTGATGGCTAGCTCCAACATCCCAGGCTTGGGCTTTCGGTAGCCTATCGTCTGAAAATACGGATGGTCGTCGTTGTGCCTATGTGTTACCCAGTATTTTTGCCACAGCCAGTCTGATCTGCTAACGCGGTACACCTCATCTTTGCTACTGCCCTTCCCATTCGGGCACATATAAACCCGATCGCTCCATGGTGCGATATCAAGAAAATACTTACACTCATCCACTGCTTGCCGATGTGTTTTGTATGGCTTGCCAGTTTCACGGTTAATCGCCTCGCACCCACCTTGGTTTGTTACGGCTGAGATCGTCCATCCGCTATCCGCCAGTTGCTGGCAAAGATTAGCAGTCTCGGGAATGAGGATTTGATCATCAGGATAGGTGGGGCAGACCTGACCCGACTTCGTAATACGGGCAGTGCCATCGAGGTCAATTAAAAGTAGGCCAGTCATAACTTTCTAAACTCCTTCTTCAATACGTTTACAACACCTCTCAGGCACCCACCAGCACTCGCCATTATCCTTCTGGATGAAAAGATACCCTGGCAACCTAAACGGCGACTCCATCACAGTCCCGTAGCGTGGGCGGGGTTTGCTGTTGCTGCGTGGGCCTGGATGATCAGGCAACCTTACTCTGATGGGCGATTGAGATTTCATGCTCAGTGCAATATCGCTGAAAGGCAGCCTCAACAGACTCACCAGGCGGCATCTCTATGCCATGGCCTGTGGTTCCGCCTTTCCCATAATCTTTTTCTCTGCCAATGCCTCTGGAAAATTCCAAATCCAGAGAGCGTCTGATTTTTGGTTTTACAAATAATCGGAGCCATCTAAACAAACCAACGCCCAAACGCCACTCACGCTCTTCTATATAGGCAGTGGCCACGAACTCCATGCCGTCGTAATCTTGGCAATTGAATTCAGCTTTGGGCACCGTTTTTCTAGCTTTATCCCAGACATCAAAACTCTGGCTAGTATCAGCCGTATGGATGGAGCCATCAAGATTATATAGGGTGCATCTGATGTGCTCCCATTCTCCCCATGGCAAGAAAAACCCTTTCTGCTTATCCTCATTTGAGTCACACATTTGGCGACCATAGTCAAAGCTCAGATAATTCTCTGTCAGCGAGATCCCATACTGGCGATCGCACGGATAGAAAAACTCGCGCTCACTATACTGAGACCTCTTTTGGTAGGGTCTTAAAACCCACGCTGGCAATTCTTGGGTGAAATATCGCTTAAAGGCGGCAATAGATAACCTGCACGGATATTCATCATCACCAGAGTGGAGGCTGATCCACAGACTGCCATGGGGGTTGGGCTCTATCTTCATTTTCAATCAAGCTAAATTCTTGCCCAAAGCATAGCACCCCCAAACCCGCGATCGCGCAGGGGTTTCGTGATACATATGAGATTCTTTTGTTATAATTGCCCCATTGAGGGGCGAGACCCTTAACGAACAAACCAGGCATCCTACCTCCTGGAGAGTTCAGATCTCGCCACTACCGACCAACCAAGTCACGTAAACGCAACACAATCGGTAATGACTATGGTGTCATTTTATCGAAAATCTATCAAGTTGTCGCCCTGGGTTTGCCAAAAAGTAAGCCAGGGTTTCGTTGCGTTTATGGGTATTTCGGTCGGCTGCACTACAAACGCGCCGAGCAATGAACACCAAATTCCTGAATATCTGGCTGCAGCATGACAGCTGGGCTCCTATTGTGCTGACCTATGAAAAAGGTTGGCAGACCATAAAGAACCGCAAAGGTGGCCCCATTCCCTTGAGAGCGAATCACCTAGACAAAGCCTACGAGCAATATGGTGAGATTATCGGTAAGCGGTTTGGGCGACTAACCAACTATCTGATGGTAGATATTGACCGTGGGAGTCAGTATCACCCGCTTAATGGCAGTCTAGAGCCCATAGTAGATGCATTGGAGGATGTGGGCTTAGTCGAGTGCATCAAAATTCGTTCTAGCGCTTCCCTGGGGTTGCATCTGTATTTCCCTTTGGACCAGCCGGTTAAGTCATGGCGATTAGCAAAAGAGGTCAGTCGAGCCTTAAAAAATAGCGGGGTTGAGATCAAGAATGGCACCTGTGAGGTGTTTCCCAATGTGAAGCCATACGAACCCGATCCAAAGAAACGAACCGAATATCAAGGCCATCGTCTGCCACTGCAAGCGGGTAGCTTTATCTTGGATGATGAGTTTAACCCGACCAGTGCTGAGCAAAGTGATTTTGTGTTGCTGTGGGAGGCTGCCGCCAGCCGAAACTTGATCCACAGACCAGATGCAGAGCGACCAAAGCTCAAAGAGAAGCAGCTACCACCATTACCTGAGTTCACAGGTCCATGCCAAACAAACAGCATTCTGTCAAAGCTGGCTAACTATGGGAGTCGTCATTTAGGGCTCACAACAGTACCTGAGCTATCTAGCTGGATGCAAAAGACCGTGGTTGCCTTACCTGGATATGGTCAGTGGTGTTCAGAGGCTTCTCAGAAAGATATAGAGCGTGGTTGGTGTACGCGGTGGGCAAAGTCACACCTTAAGTCTCAGCGTATCTACAAAGCCAAACATCAGGGGCCTAACCACAATCAAACGATCGCTCAGGATGCCATAGCAAGATTGGAAGCTTGCGTGGCTAAACTAACTGGTCAAACATTCTCAAGCCTTAGACAGATTTGGATGAAGCTTAGAGAGATTGGCAAACAGATATTTGGGTTTGGTATCGCTTGGCCAACATTCAAAAAACTTTCTCAGCTATGGCAACACCTACTTGGAAATACTGCAGGTGGGACGGGTCCGCTTGAGGCTCCCCCACCCACAAGAAACACAGACCCGAAACCCGCACACACTGTTATTAACGGGGAGGGTGTGTACACTAAGGCAGGGCAAGGATTTGAAGGTGTTAACCACCCCCCTGTAGTAGCTGTTAGCGAAGCCCCCAAAGGCGTAGCGGATAACAGCGGTATCAAACAAAAAACCGATCAAGAACTGAAGGCAGGAGACCAGGTTAAGATATGGCTGCCAGGGTGCCCTCAAGATGGTGTTGAGACCACAGTAAAGAGCAAGCAACGAGATGCCTGCGATCGCCGAGTGTATCGCCTTGGGGTTCGGCTAGCGGGGAGGTTTATGGAGTTGCCCATTGAGTGCTTGAGGGTGCTGAGCCCAGCATACGTATAAGTCTAAAGTATGTCGCAACGGACAGGAGAAGAGGGATTGTGAGTCCTAATAGCCGATTTGTCACGTATATTTCATTGTCTGGAGAGATACTAAGCCAGGTGTTAGTTGAAATAAAAGATGACGATGATTTAATTGATTTCGAATATGGACATCATTACGCGCTATGGAGAACAAAAACCGAAATGATTGACTGCGTAATGGTAGTTAGCCACTCCATGCTGTCATCACTAAGGATGGCTGTGGAAAAAGTCGATGAGTTAAAACAGATAATAGAAAAGCATGGAGAAAAGATGGCATGGGATTCTTTGGCTTTTGATTTCGTGTTAAATGCTGTCCTCAATCAGGCTAGCCCTAAAGATTTCTCTGAATTCCAGAATATTCCTTGGTGACCCCATGCCCAAACTAGACACCACCAAACACCCCTACCCATTCTGGCCCCGTGGCAAGTATAACGGCCAGAGGATCGTGGGTATTGATTTGAGGTTTACCTTGTGGGTAGACATGTGGTGGTGGCGACCGACGTATTCGAAATACAGTGGAACACTTTGTTGGCTGTGTTTTCGGCTGAGCTGGGGGTGGACGTACACAAGAGACTGAAGTGACTGACCTAACCCAAATCCGCCAACGAGCGATCGCGAATATTGATCCAGTTTGGGATAACAGTAATGGAGCAACCGCCCCATACCCTGATCCAAGCCAGGAATATTTGGTTGAGCTACAGCAGAACGTTAACGGTAGAGATTGCCGCTGGTATCGCGTAATGTATTGGGATTCTGTTTACGGCTGGACATGTGAGGATGGTGGTAAATTCATCCAGCTAGGCCCAACTCAGGTAGCGCGCCGGTGGTGCAAGATTTCAGAGATTGATAAAGGCTGGATTAGGGAGCGACATACTTGGAAGGGAGAATAGCGATGTTAGATCACAATTACTACGACCCTGAGGTGGAAGAGGACGAAGAATTAGTGCTCGACTGTGGCACCCCCGGTTGCATCATGCCTGGTTACCATTTCCCCAGTGAGTGCCACACTGCCGAAGATCTCCAACAGCACTACGAGGATGAAGGGATTTCCGAGGAACGCCCCGACGGCTTCGACATCCCTCAGTCTGTCGCTGTCTGCCCCGAATGTGGGGCTCAGCTGCATGTGGAGTTTGATGAGTGGAAAACTGAACTGGCAGTGTGATTGGCAGCCGGTGATTGATAAGGTTTGGGAGTATGTGAAGGAGAGGTATGAGGGATGAAAATAAAATTAGTCTCCGATTATCGCGATTATTACGATCATTGGTTTGAAGGGGCACATAGCCAGTGCGATCGCTCATATGTTCGCTTGGCCAAAGGGTGGATGAGCAAGTTTGGGCAGTTTGTGAAACTTGATGACGCTGGATGGACAACGCCACTGATTTCAAAAGCCTGTCGCTTCCCTGATTGGGTTGACAGAGATGCGCTTGTTGTTGTCTATATCGATGATTTCTGTCATCGGGGAGAGGGCAAAATTGTGATGACGCTGGGGGAAGCAATCTCGACGTATCCCGAAAAAGATTGCAGCGCATTTATCAGGACAACCGACGATCCACTCAGGCACGCAATTAGCAGACGCTTGTTATGTATTGGAGACAGGCTATTCTGGCTAACCTATGAATCAAAGGGAGGCTGGAGGAGTAACTATGGCCCAACAGCAGAAGTTACGAACGTCGGAGAAACTCTTTGTAAACCCGCCTATTTAGCCGAGGCAGGACCAGGGGAGCATGATTTTTCATTCTTAAATCAATTCCCATTGTGGGCCGTAGATTTTGTAGAGCCAGCTAATAAAACAAGGTTAATGGCGATTGATCTAAATACGGCCCCAGGGTTAAGAGGGACAGGAATAGAAGATTTAATTAAGCCCAAGGAAGTGTTCACAGAAATCACCCGATGGTTCGCTTTCAGGCGTGTTAACGTTGCTCCTGAATATGAAGAGGCGAGAACCCAATAACTCCACGAAGGCTACCGCTCACCGAATCAACACGACGACCCCAAGCTCATGACCAAAGAACAAAAAGCTAAAGCCCTGATCGAAGCCATCTACAACGCTACCCAGAAGGGAGTTAGCGTAAAATTCAGCAAGGATTTCACCGGGCAAATGACGCTAAGCCTCGGTGACGTCCATACCCATGTCGGCACGCCTGGCGGAGACTTTGATCAGATGGTCGAAGGTGCCACAAGATTCATTAATGGGTCAGTTGATCCGATAGTTGAGGAGCGGGAACGAATTCAGGCGCTGAGTCCTCTCGATTTGGCAAGGGAGATTCGGCAAGCATGGGGAATTGAATCTTGAGTTTGAAAATAATCAACCGCGACATCCTCACCATCGACAAAGGCCTCATTGTCCACCAGACAAACTGCCAGGGAGTGATGGGCGCTGGACTGGCCAAGAAGATTGCCGATAAGTGGCCGGTGGTGAAGCATGACTACCTAAAAGACTACGCACTCAACGCCGACGGTGGGCCGTTACTTGGCGACTGGCTTCGTACTGAGGTGGCTAATGGATTATTTGTGGCCTCGGTTTATGGACAGGAGAATTATGGGCGTAAACCTGGATATTGCTACACCAGCTATCGGGCACTCGCGATCTCATTCTCCGCCATCAACTACGCAAACCAAAGCTACGAGTTCTACCCCAGCAAGCTTCCTGTCTATATCCCCTATGGCCTCGGTTGTGGTCTGGCCGGTGGCGATTGGCATGTGGTGAGTGCTTTGATTGAGCAGGAATTGCCAGATGCTGTTATTTGTAAACTGCCATGATTAATACTGTTTATCAAACCAAGGGATCAAGCGAAACTAAGTGCTTTGCTCATGGAAACTTAGAGAATCTTACAATTAACGAACTGTTTGACTTGGCAGCGCAGATGCAGGCCAATAAAGCAAAAATGGATTTGATTAACTATCACGTTGATTATTGCGGCCCTTTTGACCTAACAGACATTTTTTATGAAGTCACTCTTAGCTCGTGACACTCCCACCCCCGCCCACACAATGAGCACCGCAGTCCAACAGGGCGTCGGCCTTGGCGTCAGACACGATGGCACGGTATTCGCTTTCGGTGAGGCCTTCGGGGGTGGTCATGGGTGGCAGAGGTGGTTGGTTGTAGAGTGCCCAAAAAATAGCGCTGCTCCTAGGAACGGCGCTGGGGTGGTGTTTTTTGTTGAAGTGGGGTTGTTTTTAGTCCTCAACAGGCCCAAAGCCCGCAGCATTGTGATGCCCACCACCTCCCATTGATTTAGCTAAAGCGCCAACATCAAAGCCTCCTTCTGGCTTTCGTTTATCACTCCGGAGACTCCAACACTTATCAGCAGTAAAGCAGGCTACAAAATCGTTGTCAGGGCACAAATCCGTATACAATTTTGAGCAAACATCAGAAACAAGCCTATCTTCTGAGCCATCGGGATTCAGAAAAACAACAGGGACGTTATGCCCTGCTACATCATGCATAGTCCATCGATTAGCAATAGCAGCAACTTTTTCATCCTTTGCCTTGATCTTAGGGCCAGCGACAGCAACGCCTAAGGCAGTCACCTCGTTGCCGCTTAATTTAGATAGGGCATTAAATAGCGTAAATATGGCCGCCCTCTCCTCAACTAGTTTCAACCCATAACGCATCTGGCTAATGGCTTCGTGTACTTCACGGGTTCTTGGTAATTCATGATTCCAAAGGTCCCGATCTCGAACATAGTCGAGAAACACAGGTACGGGCTTTTCAGGAAAGAATGTACGCCAAGCCAATGTAGCACCACACTCATTCATGTCGAAATGCTGGATCACTTTGTTGGACAGTCCTGCAAGATCATTCATCGCCGTTTTGTGGTGGTCAATGACAATCACTTCAGATACTTGCTCCCGCCATTGCTCCAAAATCTTGGCATTGAAACTGAAATCGACAATCACCACGCGATCGCAATCCTCGGGGATAACGGGTAGTTCAGCATTGTAAACGCAGCCACGCAATTCATAATCTGGGTACTTTTTGGCGGCTACCCATGCCGATGCGATGCCATCTGAGCAGTCTACGCCTGGCTTGACTTGATGGTAGATAATCAGTGTTTTCATACATCCTCCAAAAACTTCTCAAACTCTTCTTTAGCCACCCCCAACATTTTCTCCGGCTCCCACTCCGCCTTAGGCAATGGCTGCCCACCAATCCCCCACACCAACCCAGCCCACGCGCCATGTCCACCGTTCGGATCTTTGCTGCGAACTTCATGTTTTGCCTCGACATCTAGGATGATTAAGTCGCCTGGGTTTTGAGGCCCATGGAGTTGATACAAAAGCCCCGTTTCGTCTCTTCCCCGGACGATGTAATTACTGCCTGGGTTATGCAGCATTAATATTGGCCGATAGCCTGCAATGCCGTCATTGTGGGATGGAACAGCGATCCCTTCGAGTAAGCGGAAGTTGGGATAGCCTTGCAACTCGTAGGTGTGGGTGAAGCCCTGGGTAAATGGCTGGTGGGGCGGGATGGCAATCTGCTTGACCCGTTCGTAGGTGCCGGGCGGAATAGGGATTGTGGTGGTGGCGACGATCATGGGGTGCCTCTCTGTTTTTCAACAACTGCGCCTGGGTTGTCCGCTTTAGCCTCTCTGAAAGCTTGACCAAGAGTCTCGTGTGTATATTGAACGATCTCACCGTTGATCCTAAATATGTAAGTCCTCATTGGTTCAGTTCTCCGCATAATCCTCTGGCCGCTTGATAGCAAGTGCTCCAACTCCAGAACGGGTTGTAGTGCTGCAACAGTGAAGCTGTCGTGTCTACGTCGCCACGCTTAGAAGCGTTCTCTAGATCCTCTGGAAGTTTTGGCTTATTCATTGCGCCCCTCCCAGTTTCTTAGCCAAATACTCATCAATAGCCGCATCAATCAAATCGACATCCTCAACCATATAAACCGTGCATTTACGCTGCTTGCCATTGAAAATGCGATGTCCCTTGAGAGGGTCTTTGTTGTACTTCTCACGATACTTCTTAGCCGCTAGTCGCCCCATCGGAGACTCATAGTTTTCACAGCCTCGGATTTCTCGGTACTCTAAGCGATCGCGAATCGTCCACTCGGTTTTTTCTGTGGCTGGGGCCAACTGATTTTGAGATGGAGGCGCTAGCAAATCCCGAATTCTGTCTTCAGCAGCTTGCAACAGTAAGGGGCTGGGATTGGGCAGCTGCTGGATCAGGGCCATGATTCTCTCAAGATTGGCTATCTGCTTATCTACGGCATCCTTAACACTGTTGTTTTGGGCTGGCATCTTCCCCAACGCCTCGGCTTGAACAGCGACTAATCCCGTAGGGCCAAAGGCTTCAGCTAAATGCTCAGCCTGTTCACTTTTCTTTTTAGCGTTGTAGGCGTAATAAGTTAGGCACACAAAGGCAGCTTTGGCGGACCATCCATTTTTAGCTATGTCCCCAGGGTCAAACCCTTTCCCCATAAGCTTTCTGGCCAATGATTTGCTCTTTATGTCCCCACCAGAAACCAGCGTGCTATGGTCATGAACACCAGCAAGTCTGGCCATGCCTCGGTGTGTCAAAGAACCATCCCAGCGAGATTCCTCTCGGAATAAATTCAGAACATCAATCTTAGATACTATCTTTCCGTTATCCATTTTTTTTGATTCTCCACTGTGTTCATTGCCTTCAACTTTTCTTGTGCATGTAATTTCAAATCCATTAGATCCACCCTCGCCCCACACCAAATCTCATCAGCGATCGCGGGGCTCAATTGCAACTCATGGGCCAGCGCATTAAACATCTGGCGATGGGTTTGGATTCCCTGGGGTGGCTGGTAGCGTGTGATTAGGTTTTGCATTTTTCAATATTTGCTGTCGTCGTTGGTTGCGGTTTTTGGCTACTGCGATCGCTTCGTCTAAGCTGCACTCACCAAAAGCCAATGCTCCTGTGATTGTTGTAAATTCGTACATGGCGCTTCTCCTGTGGTTTGTGGAGATCAGCCTCTGTGATTCTGAAAGTTAGCCAATGGTCTCGCCCATACGCTCTAGCATGAGCAAGGCGTTCATAATCTCTGTCTGGTCTGTGCTGGTGGTAGCCGTAGCCTGCAAAGCTTTTACGATGCCACTCAGTTGTTGGCGCTGAATGTTGCCTTGGGTCGTGGCTGTTTGCTTGAAGTCCTCAGTCATCACAGCACCTTCACCCTGTCTGGATGGATGTAAATCGGTGGATCGGGTAGTCGGGGAAGTGTTGGTCTAGCTGCCGTCAGTAGCTTTTTGTTATTCGGTTCCCTCGTGGCTGGTCGCCATGGGGGGATGGGTTGGTGTTTCATAACCACTTAGCCAGCCCCCCCAAGTCCCCTGTAGCAGTAAGCGTTCGTGTAGAACTGCCCTGTTCGGTTGTATTTTCGATAACAAATCGCCCGACCAGCTTGACCACGTTCCCGGTCTTGAATATGTTGAACCCCTCCAGGGACTAGCAGGTCGTTCCTGTCTTCCACCCATCGCGCGTTCTGGGGTGGCGTTCCGATGCCAAGATCTTTGCAGTAAAGGCCGCCTGTAAAGACGCCGTTTCCGTCGAAGTCGATCCAACACATTGCTATTCCACCCGAAGGCCTTCGATGATGAATCTCAACAGTTTGCGCCCATACGGCTGACTGCATGCTGACTGCACATGCCAACACGATTGCTTGAATTGTTCTTTTCATACTGTTTCTCCTTTTATCTAAACCAAGGGCCGGGAGAGCGACCCAAGCCGGTTGCAGGAATCGAACACTGATAGACCCCTCCGAAGAGAGCGCTTGACCACAAGCTAAACCGGCAAGCTGGGCATGAAACCCAGCGGTTACTTCGCTACCACAGCTATCCCTGTTTTCAGGGCCTGAGTCATCGTTCTCACCTCCAAAAGTTCACTGACATCAACCCTCTACAGTGAAGGCACTGCCCACGCCCGAGGGACTCGGCTTATCTCTGTGGTTGCTCTACCTAGCATCGGCGAGAATTCTGTGGATGCTAGGTGCCTCACGATTGAGGCAGACCCATAGCCCGCATTGCACAGGCATGGCAGCGTGGTTACTGCTGGGTTTTACTCTTCTTCTACTCGGCTGTAGCCATAGCTGATCCTGTCTTGCATGAACTCCTCCAGCGCGTCGTTGAGAAGCTCCTCTCTTTGCTGATCGCGTAACTCAGCCCAATCCGAGTCCTCAAAACCGAGAGCTTCAGGGATTTTCATTATTGTTCTTCGGACTGAAGACGGGGACCCCGTGCCTACCTGGAAGCAATACCTACCTGCTGGATATTGTGATTCCATAACCCTTCCTCCAAAATCACTACTTGTCCCGATGCCGGTTGCGGCGTCTTTGGCGCTTGCCCTGATAATCCTTGTCAAGGCCATCAGTAGTTATTGGCCATATTCTGAATCCGAGAGTCTTTATCTCAATTGAACGATAATCCCCAGGAGAATAAAAAGTGCTCCACCAATCCCAAAGGTCAACAGGTTCCAACGGCCACCACGGGATGTACTCGCTTTTCACCACCTCACTATTCTCGTAAACTTCCTTCAATGCCTCGTAATTCTTTATCGCAGCCGACTCAGAGCCAAACGTGCGATCGCTACAAAACAATTTCGTGCGCCATATCCAACGGCCAGCCGCATCGTGGCTATAAATGGGGTTATCCATTCGCAGCCTCCCCAACCGCCTCAGCCGCCAGCACATCAGTCTTGTACTGCCCAATAACCTCGTCTCCGGTAGTCGTGGCCAGATACGCTGTCCAATGCCCGCCGTAAGACTTGTAGCAAATGCTGCCGATGTAGCTGCCGTCGCTGTAGACGTTGTTGTTTTCTTTGATCGTGATATTGCTCATAACTTTTCCTCTAAAACACTCTTAACTCAAATCCCAGTGGATAGATTTCCTTAAACAAGCAATCGCCGCAGCTAGCTTTTTCCTGATCAATAAGGCCATTAGCTTGAGTCTGAAGGCTCTCCACAGACTCTCCATAGATATAGCCCTTAAAAGAATTGCCGGTTTTTAGGCTGTAAATCTGACCACACATAACTGAGCCACCAATAATCACTCCGTTAACAGACTCCTCAAAAAGCGTTTCTAAAATCACAATCCTTCTCCAAAAAACAATTAGAAAAACCCCAACCGAAAGCCCCCTGGCTGGGGCAACACTCTACGCGGCTTCAGATCCCACCCCGTCAAACAAGCCATACACAAACTGTTCGCAGTCCTGCATGGTTCCGCTATCGCTTGCGGGGATGCCCTCAACGCAAGGAACAAACTTCCATTTGGCATCGGACCAATACATCACCCAATCCTCGGGGGTGACACAGGTGATAGTCCCTATCTGGGTCTTGCTTCCGTCCTCGCCAATGCCATACACGGAACGATCTGTTAATGGATGCTGAACAATAAAGTCTTTCATAACTCTAAAAAATCTGTACTACGGAATGAACAAAGCGGGGCCGAAGCCCCGGTGAGTATTAGCCGAACGGGTCAAACTCCGACCCAGCGTTCTCAATCTGCTCCCCAAACGGGTCAGCGGCAGGCTTGGCGATGCCCATCACCTGATTAATCTCGTCCTCGGTGAGAGAACCGTTCTCGGATTGCCAGATGCGCAATGCCTGCTGATAGGTGTTGGCGGTCTGTAGCGTGTTGACCATTTCAGTAAGCTCGGACTTGATTGTGGTGATTGACTGGGGTGTGGCGGGGGTGACTGTCATGGTGTGGCGGGGTGTGTGGCGAAAATGCTGTGTAACTTGTACACACACTGTATACATATGCAAGTTAACTGTCAAGTGACTTGCATATGCAAAACTGTAAAGTTTTCGCAAAACACGACACAAAAACTTTAGAGAAGGCGACGCAGGTTGAAAACTAAAGATAGAGAATTATCAATATCTTTAATGGATATTCAGAGAAAAATCTATGATACGTACGAAAAACCCAGGCTTCAGGCACTGATCAAGCGGGAGATTCAAAAAGCGGGCGGGAATGCCTCTCAGGGCTTAATCCCGCTAATGAACAGTCGGTTAGAGGGGACTGGATTGCATAGCTGGACTAGCACCCAGCTGACGGGTTTGACGGCAGACTCCGGATCGTCGAGCTTTACGACAAAAAAGCTTTTGCGAGTAGCGATCAGCCTGGATATTCACCCTGAACCGCGTTGGGCATTGGCGATGCTCTATTTGTATATGCTCGGGTTCCTGGATCTAGAGGATCGTGCTGCCTGCGAGAATCTGCAATCACTGCTTTGTCCGCAATCCGATCAAAAGGCGGCTGAATTAATTGAGGCTATTGAAGCTATTGAAGATAAAAACCCAGGGGCAACGACTCAACTGCTTATACACTCGCCACTAACAAAAGCGCGGTTGGACCAGATTCGTGATGGGGCGGATCTAACTGACGATGAGCGCCGCTGGATTCCCGAGTGGGCTGCACAGTATAATCATTGACGCTTTAGCTACCTATCCATTTAGTGTTGGCGCTACTATATCAGGACTTTTAGAAATATCTTCGCAAGTAATTTATCTATATTTTTTGATATACCAAGAATAGTTTTCGATGCAGCAAAAAAGCGTTTTTGTAGGCAACCATCAAGCTATCAGTAATTGCCGCAGCGCTTGTGTGTAAATAAGGACATCAATGAATAAACCTGAAACTGCCGTCACTCCCATGGAAACTATTACGACTCGTTCTGGGCGCGACTTAGTAACCACTATTCAGAGGATAAAAAAAGAGAAACCGCTGCACAAAATAATTATTTACGCTCACGATGAGCCGTCACCGCTTTGGTGGTGGCCTAACTGATTGTATTTGCGCATTGCTATCTCCTCCTGTTCTTGGAGGTAGACCGTTATCCACTCCGGGCCTAGTACCCGGCGTAAAACTTTGCCTGCATAGGTATAATCCTCCAGGACTTTAAACGAAATACTACCCAGTATCAGCGCAATGACTTTTTGTACTGCGATCGGATCTCCCAATGCGGCAGCCGCTTCCTGCCTGAACGCCTGCATTGCCTGCTTATCCGCAATCAAATCATAGCCAGCCAAGTGCAGTTCCGATTGCAAATGCATCTGAAAAGGGCTTGGTGCCAAGGCACCCTCTAAAACCCGCTGACTTAATTGGGCCACCTGCTCTTCTAGGTTGCTCATCCGAGACTGCAAATCATCGACCTGCCCGCCCAACGATGCGTCTTTCGGCATGGGCAGGCCCAGCCATTTATAGGTTTTCCGCAGATCCCAACTCCGATACGCCGCGATCGCGGCAACCGCCTCAGGCTTAAGCGAGGAAACCTTCTTTTCGAGCCACGCCCCTACAGACGTATCCGCAAAGCCGAGGTCCTTAGCTAGAGATCTCTTAGATCTGCCCTTCAACTCAGATCGAACCCAATCTGCTAAAGCGTCTTTATTCATTGCGGCATCTATCATCTTCATTCTTACCCCCAAGAAACTAGCAATAAACGACTGACAGGTGGTTGCAAGTTAACTAGCAATCGTATACACTGTGCTTACTCAACTAGCAGTTAACTTGCAGTCAATGGACATAAAAGTCAGACAAAGGGGAACCCCTTTTGCAAACGTGCGAATCTTCTCCGAACACTATGAGGCGGCAAAAGAAATCTCTCGTCGCCCTGGTAGTCGAGAAACCATTCAAGCGGTTATCAACAGACTCCTAGGATCTGCACTGCAAGCAGAGACTAGCGACGAATCGCAAATAGCCGCTTAGCAATACATCAATAAAAATAAATACAACACATTGACTTAAATCTATCTTACACGGGAGGACTGATGAAAGCGTCCGTAACACGCACAGTGTACGCCACAAAGAACAACCCCAAGGTGCGGGCTTCCCTACTGCGGGGTTTGGGCCTTAGGGGGCTTAAGCCCTTTCTCAAGAACATCGCCAACGGGTGGTGGGATTGCAAGGAAGCTGCGGCTGATTGGTGGGACTTGTTGTCCACTGAGATGCCAGATGCGCGTGAGGAGCGTGGCGAGTTTCGAGTGTTCATGATCAAGCCCTTGTTTGATACGTTGGGCGCTCCTTCCCCACTGCCTGACTACGAGACTCCCTGGGATTTCTTTTTGTACGCAGAGACTTATCGAAAGAATTTACTGATTGCGCTGGGAGGGGAGTCATGAGCATTCTATTCAGCCCACCAGTCAAAAATAAATTCGCCTCACTCCACAACAACACCAATTCCTTTGCTCTGTGGAGTGTTGGGGCTATCGAGGACGACGATCTCGCTTGGGTGATAGCAGACCACAGCCCTCAGCCGTTAATTCAAGAGACCTATCAACGGCTGAGGGCTGTGGTCGCCTTCCAGAATATTGCGATCGCTCAGGGTGGCGATACGGGGAGGAGATCCGCTCCCAATTCTCGCGCCTAGCCACGGTGAGCCGCAGTCAGCGTTATTCCTAGTTTTGATTCAGCCCGGTTCTGGTGTGGCAATAAACCCGGAAATGAACTTTATTTACCGTAATTTACCGAGATTTACCATGAAATTTGATGTTGATAGTTTTTCATTCCTTCAAGAGAACGAATATCCAAAAGGGTATTCAACTGTAACTAAAGATGAATTAGAGAATACGATCAATAATTTGATTGCCAATGAAATCACTGAAGAAGACGCCCCAGAAATCTTCAAGTCAGTAGAGACCTATCTTTACTTTTTGGGTCAGATTAAAAGTGGTGGTCTTGGCGAACTATCTAATGATGCTCTAGTTGTTAAATGTGATGAGGAAGGCATCATTGAGCAAGTTTATGGTCCTGCTATTTTCAAAGGGGAAGATGGCAAGCCTGTGATGAGAGTTTGTAACGACTTCTATCAATTAACATTTAGTGGCTCTGAAATCACTTGTGGTATTGCGACAGGTGAAGTGGGTGTAGAAGAGCGTGACAGCAAAGATGAAAATGGCAATGACATCAAAACATTAGTAATCAATTTTGATGGTTATTTTGATGTGGTTGATGAATCATTTGAAGTGCCATTCATTCTTGAAACATCAACGGGTCATCAAAAAAATAAAGTAAAAAGCTGGTTCAAAAAAGGTGATCTAGGTAAAGTTTCTGACCTACTTAAAGAGCCTCCATCTGGCGGCAATTGGACGTCATTAAATGACCTTGCCTTAGGCGAATATCAAGTTTATGACATCCAGGAGAATGAACCACACGAAGAGTGGGGACGTAGTTGGCTAATCTTCTTAGAAGGTGTTGGTCCTGTTATGAGCAAAGGGAACCGCTTAAAAGGCCTCTTAACTCGCAATGCCAAGATTTACGCTAAGAAACTTAAGGCCAATAAGCCACTAACATTCAATGTGTCTTCTAAGGAAGAAGTGGGTGGTGGGATTCGTGTGAACTGTGGATTCTTTAGTCGCCTTCCTAAGCCTGAAAAGTTAGTAGCCGCCGCTCAACCAAAGCAGATAACAGCAGAAGAACCTACTAAGCAATTAGCCGCCGCCACTCAAACTCAAACTGTTGAGACGAAAGCTGTCGCCATGGATCAGATTGCTTTTTAGACCAAATAAATCCCCTATGGATCAATCCATAGGGGATAGTTTCTAACTCATTTCAGTAGAAAGACAATGTATTTAGAAAATATTCAGTCTAGAGATAAATTAACAATACAGTCAGAGTTAGTCAAGTCTGCTGTATTGTTCCTATCCAATAGTTGTGATGGCGCACAAACTACGGATGGGGCTGGATTCAATGGTGTTGACACTGAATTTGGAAACAGCCTAGCACAGATACTTAGAAAGCGTCGCCAATTATCTCCAGCGCAAGAGTATCAAGCTTGGAAGATGTGCCGCAAATATTGGCGACAGCTTCGAAAAGCCGAGCCTGAGATCATTCTCCCTAAAAAATGGATAAATCGTTATCGCTTGGAAGGGTGGCAGGTTTGGAATGATTCTAAAGGGTCTGGCCCATACACGCTAGATCTGATTGGAGATGGTGAACTTAGCTGCACCTGTGAGGCTTATAGCAATGGCAATGAGTGTGGCCATATAACGTTTGCGATCGCGCAAGGGTTGATTGATTCGGTTGACGATATTAATGATGAATCAATTGAATCAACTCAACCGATCAAGCAAGTTAGTGAGCCTTCTGAGCCTACGGAAACAGACTATGAGATGTTGCCAGGCATCTTTGCAAATCAAGGTCAGTTGGCAGCGTTAAGCAATCTCAAAAAGTTTGCGCTGGGCGAATCAATCATGTACTTGCTTACGGGTTATTCAGGCAGTGGTAAAACCACACTGGTGCAGTCCTGGCTTAGAGATTTACGTGAGTCTGGTTATCAGGGACGGGTTGTGTTTACAGCCCCCACTAATAAGGCGGCTAATGTTCTCCGGCGCATGGTCAACCGATGGGGGCTAGGGGTTGAGTGCCTAACCTGCGCCAAGCTATTAGGGCTCAAGCCTGTCATTGATTTTGAAACAGGCCGCCAGCGCTTCAAAAAGTCCTACAACGACGAATCTGTCATCCAGGACTATGACCTAGTGGTGGTGGATGAAGCCAGCATGGTCAACGAAGAGCTGTGGAGGTATTTAGCTGAAGAAGCCAATATGTTTACTCGGTTACTTTTTATGGGTGACCCCGCTCAATTACCACCAGTCAACGAAGCGATTAGCCAATCATTTCTTGAGATCGAAGATAGCAGTCATTTGTCAGAAGTGATGCGCTACCGAGGGTCAATCGCTGCGATGGCAGATGACATCAGGCAAAACTTGGGCCGTCGGGGAGAGCCGTTTTTTGAGACTCAGTACAATGCGGATGGATCAGAAGGATTGTTCGTCCTAACCCAAGAGAGTTGGAATGACAATATCATCAAAGCTTTTCAGTCAGAAAAATACTTAGAAGATCCTGATTATTGCCGAGTGTTGGCTTACACCAATAAGCGTGTGGCTTCAATCAACAAGATGGTCCGAGCGGCGATACGAGGCCCAAAAGCACCTAGGTTCGTTGAGGGTGAGCGATTGATAGCCACAGAGCATTATTCAGTTGCCAATCCCTTTGGTGGCAGCACCACCGTTCTTAATACATCGTCTGAGATGGAAGTGAATGGTGTGTCTGTGGGCATGGAGGGGCGATGGAAAGTATGGTTTTTGGATATTCAACGATTTGAGGATGGTGCTTTCAAGCTCATTCCTGTGCTCCATGAAGACTGTCAGAAAGAATTTGAGCGCACTCAGAAAGAACTGAAGCAAAAAACTCAAAATGGTGAGCGTCAACTGTGGAAGCAATGGCATGAGAATCGCTCTCGGTTTGCCTGTGTTGACTATGCGTACAGCTTAACTTGTCATAAATGCCAAGGCTCTACTTTTACTAATGTGTTTGTGGATGTTCCTAATATTTTGTCCAACAAGCGCAGAAATTTAGTTCAGATGCCTGGTGAAGATAAGAAGCGCTGGGTGTATGAGCGTAATCAACTTTTGTATGTCGCAATGACACGGCCATCGCATCGGCTGTTCATTTTTGAATAGTTTTCCTGATAGTCACAAGGAGGGTTACCTCATGCCGAATACAACAAACACGCTAGACACCGAGCTAGCGACAGAACACTACACTCACTTATCTGAAGAGGGGTTTACAGACGACGAGATAACAGAGCTAAAGGCGTATGGGTGCAGGTCTATATCTAGGATCGAGGCTTTGAAGTTAGGCATAAAAAAATGGAATGGGACTCGACACGTTTCAGATGGAGGTTTGTATTTCCCGTTCCACCCTGACTACGGGCAAATCCGGTTCAACCAACCGATAGAAGCGAATGGTCGTAAATTCAAGTATTTAGGGCCATCTAAGCCGGTCAAAGCATGGTATCCAAAGACCAAGGTTCACGCTATTACAGAAGGCTGGAAAGACGCAGCCATGCCGACCGTAAAGGGTATAACAACGGCTGCGATCGTAGGGGTCGACAACATTATTTATTGCATACCTCAATGGTGTGAGATTCCTCTTATTTTCGACTCAGACGGATGGAGTAAACCTCAAGTTGTTCGGGCTCTTGTTATTGGTGCGCTTTGGACTAATGGACGTATTAATTTGTTTCCAGAAATGGAGGAGTATCCGACTGGCGGCGCATGCGAGTTTTTCAAGTCAGGGGGGACGATTAGTGACTATCAAAGGCTAATAGACAATGCGTTAGCTCCAGGTGATTTTATCTCGAAGTGGATAACTCATTGGACGGGCTTTGACAAAGCACTAAAGATCGAGTGTGCAAAAGTTGCTACAGAACTAACTTACATACTCGAAAGTCCCGACAAGTACATTGTTCACCTCCAAGGCAAAGTAACGAAGAAGCACCACCAATGGGCAGGAAAGGAGGTGAATTAGCATGCAATCAAAATTAAGGGTCAGTAAATCGGTTAGCTTGGCACTGCGATTAGGGATTCAAAAAGGAAGTGGGTTAAACCAACGTGTTTTTGACCGTGAGATTGGTCGAGATGCGGAAATGAAAATTCTTGGCATCATCCGTGAGGTTGAGCTTAAAGAAGTTTCAAAAAACGAAGACGCTAAGCAGTATGTATTGCCACTTACGCTGAACCCAGAAGAGCACATATTCAACCTGGCTTTTAATACCCCCGGCAAACCTCTTCGAGTAATTGATCATGCCTTTAGGGAGTACAACCCGGAGTATGGTTACTGGCAAAGCATTGTCGAAGAGTCGTTGGCGCAACGGGTGATGGTGGTTGCCAAGAAAGCTCATTACCCAGATACAAAAACCAAGCCAGGACGAAGCTTAGGGACAGTCGCCAACGTTCGCAAGACGCTTGACCATGCTGGAGTGGCCTTGTTTAACAATTCTCTTGAAACCAGTAATAACCATTTAATTGCATTTAAGAATGGCATCGTTTGCACGAAGACAGGTGACTTATCATCACACGACCCGAGCCACTACATCACATCAGGGTTGCCTTATGAATATCGCAAGGGGGCTGACTGTCCAGAGCCGATGCGTCGATACATTGCATCAAGTTTTGGGATAGAAAATATTGAATATGTCCGAGCTGGTTTGGGATGCATGTTGGACCTGACGGCTAAGGACAAATTCATTCACGCGATTGGACCGTCGGGCAGTGGCAAAGGCGTACTTACTCGCCTGGTGATGAAATTCTTTGGCTCCGAGTCTGTAGGAAGCCCGAATAATTTCAAACTATTTGCAAACCCCGATCAGGTACATCAATATCTTTCAGGGAAGCGACTGATCGCAATTGACGACATCGTAGGTTTTGTGGGTGAAGAGATCGGTCGATTTTATACGGCGGTTGAGCGAACCGCTATGAATGCTCGGTGCTTGTTTAAGCCAAAGGGGTACACTCAACAGTTTGATATTAGATATATCGTCGCCTCAACAGGGCAGCTGCCGACTAAATACAGTAATTCCAAAGGCTGGGAACGGCGCGTCTTTCCAATGCCGACACTGGGCCGCCAAGAGGCAGACGACAATCTAGAACGGGATTTAGAATCTTGCATAGCCGACATTATCAGCTGGGTTTTAGCTCAGGACAAAGCAGAACGAAACCGGATTTTAGATCATCCAGAGCGATACAACGATCTAGCCGAAGAATACTTTATCGAAGCAGCAGCCTCGTCTTCTAGTGCCTGGGGCTTCATTGAAGAGTGCCTGAAGCCAGAGGCCCCGCATCACACCGACACGATTGAGACTCAAACAGTAGATATCGCTCACCTCTATAACTGCTACAAAGCCTATTGCGCAGCGACTGGCCGAAATGCAGTTTCACTTGACAATTTAAAGCACGAATTAAAACAAGCTCTTCCCAGCAACTACGTTAAGCGACAAAAGAAAGCCGGATCTGTTCCTAGCCGGTTTGTCTACATAAAATTAGCGCCATTTCTTTTTGATGAAGCTGAGTCAGGCTTAGCGGTATGCGACACATCAAGACTGAGTTACAACGGCGTATCTGAGTTTAAGCAATGGGCTAGAAAATGGGGCTCGATACACCCATACGCTCCCAAAACCATCCCAACTGGCACACTCCAGCAGTCACCTCATGAAGCCAGCCAAAATACTACAAACACGAAACACGAAAGTAGTACTGTCAAGTACAAAAGTACTAAAAAAAATGTAGCAAGTGATACAAAACTGCAAGGGGTGCAAGGGGTGCAAGGGGTGCAAGGGGTAAATCTAGATGCAACGGCGTGTGTGCGTGTCGATACTACAGGCAATACAGCGTGCTACATCGACACGCACACACATATTGATCCGAAGGAAAACAGGCCTGCGACCCCTGCACCCCTTGCACCCAGAAATGAGGGAAATAACCCCGAAAGGCTAACTGTCACACAGGGAGGCTCGGCGGAGCAAAGGGAATTTGAGGCTCAATTAATAGAGGCCAATTCATTAGAAGAGCTTCAAAAAGTAAAAGGTATTTGGGATAGCGACTTCCGTCGTGAAGTGATGGAGCAATGGCAAAGTGATGGCCGATATAAATTGCTCGAATCAAAAGTTGAAAGGTTAAAAAGTTCAGAGACAGAAGATAGTTTTGAGAGGTTTTAATTGATGTTTTTTAGTAGCGATAAAGATAACCTTCCGCGCATTGGCGAACTAATTTGTATTCGTGGGTCAACTCATCATGAAAGGCCCTATCGAGTAACAAGTAGAAGCATGGATAATGGCGGCCAAGTTTACGTTGACCTAATCGACATTGCCACGGGTCAACAGATGCCACGCTGCAAGGTAGAGCCATTTAGTTTTTGGCCCTCCCAGGGTGACACGGTGTTGATAATCATGGGGCCGTATTTAGACTGGTTGGCGTTGTCGATATTCCCCCACAGAAAAGGGTGTTCGAGGCTTGCGTTGCAGCAATTGCATTTTGTCGCTTGTCAACGCACTCAGCGCACGACTACCGACCTATGTCAAAAGCACATTGTTAGCCAAATTGAAGGGCATGGCGTTGACCAGATGGCAGCACTTACCAATGAAGATGGACGTGATTTCAAGTGTCCTATGAAAGTACTGGCTGTCCTGCATAAAAAGGACCGTCGGAGTGACTCACAGTTTGACCAACTAGAGCGAGCAAAACAAATGAATTTACTGGAGGAAGCGGCGTGAACCAACTGTGTTTGAAGGAGTTAAGAAGTCATAGGCTGCATCCGATACAGCCATTTAGCGAGATGAAGGGCACCAAGATTAAGACAATTCGGACGGTAAAAGCGATCGCACGCCACCAGAGCAACAAAATCATGGTGGCGAATGTCGAAAGCTTTAATCATCATTCAGGGCATAAAAAAGATTTGTTCGGTATTTTTGACGCCCTTGCTGTTGAACGGCAAGCCAGTGGGGTGACCTTGATCAGAGGGCTACAGGCGTGCGGCTCAAATGACTGGCAAGAGCATATTAGGAAGCTTCAGAGCAATATTTTGACCTGTGAATTGTGGTTGGCAGCAGGTAACACAACGATTGAGTTATGGGGCTGGCGGAAGGTGAAGCGCAGGGGGCAGCGGGTGTTTAGGCCGAAGATGCAGTTGATTACTTTGGCTTTTTTGAAGGGTGAAGAGACAGGGCAGGCGACAGAAGTTTTTGAGGATTGAATTGTGAGTCACTCCGACGGTCCTTTTTATGCAGGACAGGATGAATATCAGGCACATCTCAAATACGAATCGGACCCTGAGTACAGAAAAAAGATGGATGAAATGCACGAACAGCTATTCGGAGACAAAAAACGAAACGAAGCCCACCCCACCCCCGAACCATTTGAAGTAGCGAGGAAAGAATGATGAGCAAAACAGTAACAGAAACGCCCACATTTGAGTTTGAGGATGGTCCAGCATTTGAAATCGAAGAAATCAGCGCCGAGTACGTTCAATGCCAAGACTGCAGCTGGATCGGCAAGACAGAGCATGCATTAATGCCGCCTGGGTATGGCGGGCTGTTGTCCTGCCCCGCCTGTAGCTGCATGTCGATTGAGGAATATACAGGGCCAAAGACGGTTGAAATTCCTATTGAGCTATTGAGTGCCGTTAACTCCAAGCTGATAACAGCACAGATTTATTTGTGCGATGAGTTTATTGAAAGCTCTGAAATGAGGCAGATACAACGGGAGTGCATTATCCATACATGGAGTGAGCTACTGGAGTTCATGAAAGGCCAAGGGTTGTTGATTGACGAGGACGATGAGTGATGAGACGAGAAACCTTTGACGAGCACACCATAAACGGCACCCGCTACCAGTTTTTTGAGCCCAAGTTGTGGCGGTGGCATTGGCCAAAGCTGGTGAAGTCCGAGAGCGAGATTATGTGGGTGTTTCCGACGATGAGTGTGAGGTGGTGGAGATGAGTAAAACAGACGATCACGACCTTGACGACTACACCGAATATGACGGAGACGGGCCATATTTTGACCCCTATGCCGATTGTTATAACGACGAACCCAACGACCTGTGGGGCGAAGAAGATGATCACGAGTATTGGCTCAGTGAGTGCGGATTAGTTCATGGCCTAGGCTGCCTAAAGGCGGGCTCCGAAGAATGTGACTTCGAGTGCCCGTTCTCGATGGAAATGGTTCAGCCGTTTTTTGATGATTCTGAGCCTGATGGGCTCCTGTTAAAAATTCCTGTGTTCCTTCGCAACTGGTGGAGTGATGTCGCATTTCGACGACGACACATGAGCGAAGACTACCAGGCTCATGCTTATTGGGTGCGTTATGCCTGGGGACTGGAGAGTGAAGAGTATTGTCCGTTTTGAGGGAGGAGACTAGCGTGATGTTTTTACAAGGTAATCAAATAGGGTTGTTTGGCGATACTGAACCAGTAGCAAATAAGCTTGAACGTCTTCCGAACGACTATTACCCAACACCTGAGGCGATAACAAAAGCGTTGCTTGATGTTGCTGATATTAAGGGACTTGTATTTGAGCCATGTGCGGGGAATAGTGCCATCAGTCGAGTATTGCGTGAAGATTCTCGAATTATTCAGGTTATTGAAACAGACTTGACATGGGGCAACGGAAGCAGAGTCCCCAGAGATGCAACGTTGTGTGATTTTTGGCGATACTGGACAGAGGACTTCGAACTTTATCCTGACTGGGTAGTTACTAACCCTCCGTTCAATCAGGCTGCTCAGATATTGCAAAGGTCTTGGGAAAATTCAATTGATGGGTGTGCCTTTTTATTAAGGTTGAGTTTTCTTGAGCCTACGCGAGAAAGATCTGAAATGCTCAAGAATAAAGCAGATTTCTTGCGTTACGTAATCCCGGTTTCACCTCGCCCAAAATTCAGGCGAGACACAGCCGGTTCTGATTCTGTCACCTGCGCTTGGTTTGTATGGGATAAGCGGTGGAGTTGGCAAGAAAAAGGGATGCAGTCGCCATTTCAGTTTTTGAGTGGGTGGAGGCAATCATGATTAACCAAATCATTCAAGGCGATTGCCTGAATATCCTTCCCCAACTTCCCGAGAAGCATTTCAATTGCTGCGCCACATCACCGCCATACTTTGGCCTGCGTGATTACGATGTCAACGGGAGCGATTGGCCAGAGATGTCTTATCAGCCTATGCCAGGATTGCCAGAGATGGTTGTTCCCTCATGGCATGGTTGCTTAGGGCAAGAGGCCACCCCAGAGATGTTCACCGCTCACCTTGTCCATGTATTTCGTGCAGTCTGGCGAGTGCTCAGGGATGACGGCTGCCTATGGCTAAACCTGGGTGATTCGTATGCCTCAAAATGGGCTGTCTCACGGCGTAATGCTGTTGGCAACGACAGCCTGGAAGACGGCAGCCGAGACCAAAGACCTGACAGGTTAACTAATGGGCTCAAAGAGAAAGACCTGATCGGGATTCCATGGCGGGTGGCGATGGCATTACAGGCGGATGGGTGGTATCTCAGGCAGGATGTAATTTGGCAAAAGGTGAATCCCCTCCCAGAAAGCGTTAAAGACCGCTGCACCAAAGCTCATGAGTATTTGTTTCTGTTCAGCAAACAACCGCGTTACGCCTTTGATCATGAGGCGATTAAGGAGCCAGCGATCGCGGGTTATCAGGGCAGCAGTTTTATTAGAGGAAAAACACTCGAGGCCCAACAGCGTCAAAGTGCTGTTGGCTCAAAGTTGAGGCGAGAGACAAGCACTCGAAACAAACGATCTGTATGGCCCGTAGCTTCAGAGCCCTGCAAAGAAGCTCACTATGCTGTGATGCCCAGCGCACTGATAGAACCCTGCATCTTGGCTGGCTCTCCTCCCGAAGGGCATGTGCTTGATCCATTTGGAGGAGCGGGGACAACTGGGATGACCTGCAAACGGCATCGTCGAAATTACACGCTGATTGAGCTAAGCCCAGAAAATTGCGCGATCTCGGGACGGCGGATTGATCAAGAACCATGGCCTCAGTTGAGTTTGTTGGAGGTGGCAGCGTGAAGCCTAAACTACTCGATTTATTCTGCTGCGCCGGTGGTGCTGCCATGGGGTATCACCAAGCCGGTTTCGAGGTTGTTGGGGTGGACATCAAACCCCAACCCCGTTATCCCTTCCAATTGCATCAAATGGATTGGCAAGAGGCGTTAACCGTCCTGGACTTGAGCGAATTCAGTGTTATTCACGCTAGCCCACTATGCCAGGCGTACAGCGTCACCAAATCACTGAGCCAATCATCAGCCCCTAAGTTAATCCCTATCGTGCGCCAAGCGCTCCAGGAGATTGGCAAGCCCTACGTGATTGAGAATGTCTCGGGGGCGAAATCTGATCTGATTAATCCCATAAAGCTACGGGGCAATATGTTTGGATTGCAGGTGCAAAGAGACCGATATTTCGAGGTAAATCCTTGGATCATGTCGTCGCCGGTGGTGCCGATTGATGGATCCTGCTCCAGTCATCGGGGAAAGAACAGGCTTTATGAGGGAGATGGGTTTATTACGGTTACTGGCTGTAATTTTCTTGTCGATGAAGCTCGCCAGGCCATGGGTATCGACTGGATGATCGGCAAAGAGTTAGCCCAAGCAATCCCACCCGCCTATACACGGTGGATCGGGGAGCAGCTTATGAATGTTTGTTTTGGTAAGGAGGCAGTGGCGCTCGGGGGCCCATCGTTGACGACCGCAGAGGAAGAAATCAGTACACAAAAGAGGAAGAGGAGTAATGAACCCCATCGAAAAGCAAAATCTAGAAAATTTTAGGGCTCAACTCGAAGCCCAGTGGCAGCCTCTTCCATGGCATGCGCGCCTGGGATTTGCCCTGCTCAAGGTGTGGGGGTTCGTGTGCTGGTGGTTTGTGGGGGATTCTGAGGACGAGAAGACGGCTAGGCGGTTGTGGCGGACAAAGCTGTATTTAGAGCGGTGTTGGGAGTTGGATGAGAAGCGGGAGGGGAGAAAATCGTGAGTATGAATATTGAAGAGCTTTTAACTGACATCCATGCGTCCCTTCAGAGGTGGGATGCTGACATCAGTACTCTAAAGGGCCAGATTTCTCAGCTTCAAAAAACTCAAGCCTCGCTATGCGATCGCATCGATCAGATACAGCCTTGTGAAGATTGGCAGCCGCTTTGCGATGTATACAAGAGTATGGGGCACGACAGCCTTGAGGCGGCAAGACAGGCCTTGCGAAAAGGTGTCTACAGGAGTGGTCGAGAATATCAGAAGCGTAGCAGGAAATACTACATCAATCTTCGAGCTATCGAGGGTAGATGGGTCAAAGAGCAATCTAGAAGGAAGGTGGTCTAGGGCGATCCTCGCTCTCCAATATCCGAGCGATCGCAGCCTCCATTCTCGCCTCATCCAGCCATTTCTGATAAGTCCTCATGTGCTCATCCAAAGCGTGCCCCATCAACTTCGCCCCAATGGATTCGGGGAGATTGAATGTTACATGCATCCTGACAGCGTAAGCATGTCGCAGGTTGTAGGGTTGCGTAGGCAGTCTATACTTTCGGAACTGAGTATTAATCTTTCTTCCCAGATTCCCAATTCGGCGTGCCCGCTCAACATCGATAGCAGGCAATTCGCCACCCCAAAGTTTAAACATATCAGGCCACTCTGGGTAGAACGGCCTCACTAATCTGGGACCTGTCTTGCCTTCTCTAACAAAATACTGGCCATCATCACGGAGTTCACCGAGGAAAGCTTCGTGTGGTCTAAGTCCATAAGCGGCCATAAGCCCTAGAACATTTCTCCATTTTGGATTGGGGATGAACTCAGTAGAACACCATTCTTGGATCAGGCTATCGCTGGGCAGTTCTCTAGCTTTTTGCTTACCTCGTCCATAGGAGCCTTTGTATTTCAATAGGTCCACCTCAACTCCAGCAAAATCAGCTAAGGATTGCAACCGCAAGCAACACCGGCTACGACCAGCCGTGTTCTCTTCTGTAGTCAAGGCTGCATCAATTAGCCGCTCAGCGCTCAGGGGTTTGTCCAATGGCAGCCGCTTTAGCCACTTAAGCCAATCGTTAGCCCAGGTCGAATCTTGTAAGGAGTGGGCACGTCGGTAGTGCTTCTCAAATTTTGAGATCAACGCTTCAGCGTGATCAGACTGTGCCGGGATTTCAATGTAATTACTCCAATCGAAGGACCCTTCAACCAGCGCATTTCCGATGATTACCGCTTGGCGCTTAGCTCGATTAATGCCAGTTTTAGTCACAGGGAACCCGCTCGAAAACTTTTGCTGATAAGGTCTGTCACGTTTACTGCCCGGTTTAGGTGGAAACGTACCTTGCCAATACAAAACCTGCCCTCGTCTTACTAAGGCCACTTTTGCGTTAACCTGCTTAAGGTACTGGTTTGCAGCGGTTAGTGCTTCGGCTATCTTTGCGTCATGTGACATTAAACCTGACATTAATCCCGACATGTGTCAGTATAATATCAACGCAACATCAAGCGTTGCAGAGCCTCCGAAAACCAGGCCAAAAGCAAGGCCAAATAACGACAGGTCAAAGGTTTGAGGTACTTGCGGATGTAGTTCAGTGGTAGAACGTCAGCTTCCCAAGCTGAATGTCGTGGGTTCGAGTCCCATCATCCGCTTTTTCAAGAAAGGCCCTGAAATCAATTGATTTCAGGGCCTTTCAGCTTTTGAGCCTTCGTTTTTTATCGCCTTAAAATACATACTTTAGGACATGTGTTGGGTCATTTTAGGCCAATTTGGACCTATTATTGGGGTAAGGTTGGGGTAAAGATGGGGTAGATTGGGGTAAGAATTTACCCCAATTCTGAGGGTTTTACCATGGCTGCGACTCGGACAAAGCAAAAGGCTTCCAAAGGTACTGTACGTATCAAAACCTCTAATGATCGTCTGCAGTTGGTCTTTAGCCATGGGGGTAAACGACATTATTTGAGTCTGGGTTTACCAGATACGAAACTCAATCGACGGGCAGCGGAAGCAAAGGCAAAACTGATTGAATCGGATATTGCTTTTGAGAAGTTTGACTCTACTCTGGCCAAGTACCGATCTGAGCCAGAAATAGAGGAAATCCCAGAAGAGGAAGGGGTAGACTTACTCACTCTCTGGACACAGTTTGTGGAGTTTAAGCGACCCCAATGTTCGCCGAATACTATGCGGCAAACCTATGGTCCTTATACCAACCATGTAAAACGGTTTCCCACCCATGAGTTGGCAAGGGCGAATGAGATTCGTGATTATATTTTGCTTAACCTGCCACTGGATGCGGGAAAGCGATTGATCACACGTCTTGCTGCCTGTTGTGAATGGGCCGTGGACTCAAAACAGATCGATGACAATCCTTTTCAGGGAATGGCATCGAAAATTAAGATGCCTAAGGCTACTGCAAAGAAAGGGCTAAATGATATCAATCCTTTCTCACTGTCGGAGCGTGATGCCATCATTAAGGCAATTGAGAAGGATCAGTTTTGTCCAGCGGCCTCAAGTCGTAAGCATAGTTACTATGGACCGTTGGTTAAATTTCTATTTGCGACTGGATGTCGTCCATCGGAAGCAGTGGCCCTTACCTGGCAAAATGTAGCAGCAGACTGTAAGCAAGTTACGTTTGCCCAGGCACTGATTAATACCGAGGGTGGCAAAGAGATTCGATTAGGGCTAAAAACTCAAGAACAGCGATCATTCCCCTGTAATCGCTCTTTGAAAAAACTGTTGAAGACGCTTAAATCTCAGGAGAGTTTATCGAGGGCTTTGGTGTTTCCATCACCTGCTGGCAAGATGATCGATACGAATAACTTCAGAAATCGAGTCTGGAAAAAAGTATTGGATGGTCTTGGGATTGAGTACCGAAAGCTTTACCAAACTCGTCATACATTTATTACCCATGCTTTAGAAGCTGGGATGGATGCAAAGGATGTGGCTCGGCTGGTGGGAAATTCTCCAGAGGTTATTTACAGACACTATGCTGGCAAGCGTCGCAAACTAGAAGTCCCTGAATTTTGA